GTTATCTAGAAGTTTGAGCTGTTGTTCCAGATCAACTTTTTTTAGATATGCGTCTCGTAGTTCGCGAGCCCGATTTCTTATTACGTTTAAGTCCACCGGCTTCTCGTAGTTTTCGAGAAGATCTAATACTGTTTCATTAGTCATGATTGTCTCCCTTTTATGATAGTCGCGTGGGTTGGTGTTCTTGAACCGTAAATGGACCTCTGCCTCTTGCCAGACGGCAGAACACCTTTCTGAGATTCGACGCCCACGCCCACCGAATGGAGTTGTCCTGACAAGAGGTGTTACTTCACTTTGCTCCCTTTAGGGATTACACCATCCTTAATTTCCACAGCAGCATACCACTTATGAGGCTGTGGAAATTGTGGTCCTTCGATATGGGCAATGCCATCCTTTACATCTGGACCAAATGGTCCGGGCTGAAAGACACTGACATTGCCAAGTGCAACGGCTTCCAGGAGTTCTTTCTTAGTTTGAAAATTCTTTCGGGTATAAGCCATTTTATCCTTGCTCCTTTGGAGGGAACGTTATACCTTCACCGTATTTCCACTCCATATTGGTACAATCTCCACCATCAGTAACAATAACTCGTTTGACTACGCCCATTTTCGTAGCGACGTTATGCGTATAGTGCCTGAATGCTTCTACAGCTTCTCTTGGGCTGACCCATCGGCGCACATATTCGTATTCACCAGTCTTAAAGAACTGGCAAACGCTAAATTCGCCACTAGTCTTGCCTATACGGCCACTAGGTTCCTCACTCACCTTCCTCTTCCTCCGCTTCCTCAAACCACGCGACTAACTCACCCAGGTTTGTGCGATCATCGATGCTGCACTCATTGAGTATAGCATCACGCTTTCCTTTCCAGTCACCATCTGCACGGATAACGTCGGCAATGGTGGAAAGCAATGTTTCGATCAACTTTGTGTCCACGTGTTCCTCCTTTAGTATTCCACACACCCACAGCGTTCACAGTAACAGACATTCTCATTTTCATCACTGATAACAAACTTGTGGTTCTCAGTGCCATCCACGCATGGTACCACTATCTCAGCATCAACAAGCTCTTGCTTTTCATCTTTGTACTCACGTTGCTGTGCCATTTCAGCATCGGCACCACCGGTTTGATAACCCTCACCGTAGGTATCACCTACAAGCTTGGTAAGTTTATCAATCATCATTACTGCTGCCTCTGTATTGCAGTCAACACCGCCTAGCGTCAGGATATCAGCAATGGTGTCCCACAAAGCTTCCGCAGCTTCGTCCTCTGGCCTATTACCAGGAATATCACTTACATTGCATCCTGGTGGTAAATTCCAGCCGGTCATTCTACGCTCCTTTGTTAGCTGGTTCCCTGTACCAGCTTGTAAAGTATAATGTAAAAAGTTATGAAATGCAAGGGTCTAGGTGGGGCGACACCAGCTCGCCACAAACTAGCATCGCCCCTACGCTGCACCCAAACGCCCACCCCGAAAGATCGGGTGAAGCGTATTTACGCGGCAGGTGGAGTTTCAGGTGGAGTCTCTGCTGTTTCCTCGCTTGGAGCGACTTCTGGCTCAGGCGGTTGTCCAACAATGGTTTCTTCACCAGGCACATAAGGATGTTCTTCAGCAGCTTGATCTAAAAGACCCTGATATGGGGCACCGACAGACGCATGTGCTGGTGTTTCTGTCTGAGCAGTTTCTGCCGGAGCAGCAGCTTCTGGTTCAGCCTGGGTGCCTTCAGCTTCTGGAGTATCGGCCATGGAAGTTCCTCCTAGAGTTGCGGGTGCCCCCGAGCCAGGGAGGCTCGGGGGACTTGAGACGCGTCACTCGTTGCTGACGATACAGGACGCATAAACAAAGGAGCAAAAGCGCCCCGTGACGCGCCCGTATACCTAATGCTGCCACAAATAAGCCTGAATGTAAAGCAAATTTAAACCTCACCTCACCCGACCATACCGTACCCTACCCAATCTTACCACACCACGTCGCACCATATCCCACCATACCGGACCGTGCCATACCTCGCCAGACCTGACCAAACCTCACCTCACCTTACCGGAGCATACCTCGCCGCACCTCACCTTACCCGACCTATACCTTACCCGACCTTACCCGACCGGACCGGACCAGAACGGAGCTTACCTCGCCTCACCTCACTACACCTGACCTAATCGGACCGAACCTTACCACATCTGACCTCACCTTACCCCACCTTACCCTACCGGAACGTACCAGACCGCGCCGTACCGTATCTTACCTTATCAAACCTTACCCTACCCGACCAAACCTTACCCTACCAGACCCAACCTTACCTCGCCAAACCGTACCCGATCGGACCTGACCATATCTTACCTCACCCAGCCTGACCGAACCCCACCTTACCGAACCTCACCTCACCCTACCCCACCTTACCCCACCTTACCGGACCATACAGAACCGGACCGTGCCATACCTCACCATACCGAACCTAACCAGACCTCACCGCATCGCACCCGACCAAATCGCATCTCACCGCACCGTACCTAACCCAACCTCACCTTACCTCGCTTCACCTGACCATACCTAACCAGACCACACCGTACACCACCGGACTTCACCGGACCGGACCGCACCCCACCTCACTAGACCAGACCTAACCCGACCTTACCAAACCGAACCGAACCGCACAGAACCACACTTCATCTCACCCGACCGCAGCTTACCTGAACGCATCGTACCTCACCCTACCTTACCTGACCCAACCGCGCCAGATCGTACCATACCACACCGAACCTCGCCTAACCTTACCCGACCTGACTTTACCCGACCACACCGAACCTTACCTCACTCCACCGAACCAAACCGGACCTTACTCACCCGACCGTACCACACCGAACCTTACCATATCGCATCTCACCATACCGGGCCAAATCCAAACCATACCTTACCGCAGCGCAGCGTATCACATTACACCAATTTCCACTTGGTAATGCGGAACCTTCCAAAGGTTGGGCGATAATCACCAATTCCTTGCTGCTCCCCGGCTTCTGTAAGTAGTTTCTGAACAAAGTCCTCTGGTAAAACCTTTTCATTTATTAGAAGTGTGAAGTTTGCTGAGTAAACATCGAATCGTGGTCGGTGGCGCATAATTCTGCCCTTCGTGGCAGGAATTGTAACAGGGCGACTATCAACTTCATAATCTTTTATCAAGGACTTGCCATCACCATTTCTAACCGGAATGTCAATTTCCTGAACGTTGACTGCGGCTGGGACAAGGTACTTTGCCGATTTTCTTGAACCCTTGAGTTTATGGTTTCCGCCAGCAGCTTTGATAGTGCCGACAATCCAAGTGCCAGGGAAATAGAATCCATGACCATTCCTGTACACAGCTCTCTCAGCTTGTTCACGCGGTGTGCCGTGGTCTTCTACTACCGGTCGAGTTTGCTCCTCCCCCGCCACTTCAGCTTTTTCACTGAATCTGTTCTGAAGCATGGGATTCGTGCCTACGATGGTTACTTCGATAGTTTTCATTGTGGTTCCTTACCTTAGATTGGTGTATAACCCCATTGTGGTGTAATAAACTATGAATGTAAAGTAAATTTTATTGTGGGCAACTGATCGTGCTACTTGTAATTGTGGCGTGACTATAGTACAATAGCTTTACAGGTAGGAGCCATCTGTGGCCAAAGTGTATGATCTTAAAACAGGTCAACGGAAGAGGGTGAGTCGCTTGGAGTTCATAGGATTATTAAACACTGTCGAAGGATATATAGAACAACTACGGCCTTATCGTCCTAGTCAGGATGGACTGGACAATGCAATTAGGATTGTACGTGTAATGAAATTCGATGGAATGTTCAATCCAAAATTTCGCGATGAGTATACTGGACCATTAGAAGAGTTGCTTGACGATATGTATGTTGAAATTAATAAGAGGTAAAATAAAACCCTTGTAGTTCCCCGGCAAAATGCTTTACAATACCTATGTGTTTGATAACAACCAAGCCAAAGGAGCAAATGTGTCTTTAAGAATGGCACAAACGTGCCAGCTTATTCTTGCGTTTTTACGAGATGCAGGGAAGCCTATGAAATGTAGTGAGATTAGGAAAGCTATAACAGAGCAAGATCCTAATATTTTCTACACCGCCATGTATACTCTAAGACAGAGTGGAGCAATCAAAAGACTAAATATGATGCGTGACTCGAAGTATGCGCCAGGAAGGCTAAGGTTTCTGGAGGTAAAGTGACCAAGGGGCGAATGTGTCAGGTCTGCGGACGTAGACTCTACAAAGGACGGTCAGTTGCCCATGAATTCCCTCTTATTCTCAAAGAACTAGAATTAGATGGTATGTGGGCTCACTCCGAATGCATTGCGAAATTAATAAAATACCGGCAAGCACAACGAAGGCTCGCCGGTAAGGATGATCACGATTAGAAGCAGTGGTCCCGAATGTCACAACACGATGTAGTACATCGCGTATGATCTGGATTACATGTAGTGGTGCAAGTTCCCACCTTCTGCACCTTAGGGATCGGTGTGTAGTTGCGAATTGCTAGCGGTATTACTAGCATCAGCCCAAGACAAATCATTATTGCCGTTTTCATACCCCACCTCCATCCTGCACTATTGCAGGTGAGGTATTATACCACAACAGTTATGGAACTGCAATACTTCGCTTAGGTTTCCTATAACCAACACCTCATAAGCTGGACACCAGTGTTCCACGACCACAGCCAAGTAGGAACTAGATTGCAGGCTGCTCCAACGAGTACCCACTTACCTGGATGCTTGGCATCTCCCTCTGGCTGTATCGGGATTACCGGCGTACCATTCACCAGTGCCATCGTTGGCGGCCCATTAGGAATACTCCGCACATTGAGACCAGCAGCATCCGTCACAATCGTACATGTTGGTGCAACCTGACAATGCATATAGGGCCAATAGATCCATCCCAAGACCTGCGGCTGCGGAGCTACAAGAGGGGGAGGTGGACCTACTGGAGGCAGAGCCTCTATAACAGGCGGTCCTATCGGTCCAACCGGAGCGGGTGGACTATATGCTGGCGGATCCTCATAGCGTGGGTATACGCCAGGAGCTACGAACTGTGGTCCTTCCCACCAATGCCCACGGGTATCGGTCCATGCCCATGAATATCCAGCACTAAAGATTAGGCCAGCACCTACGATTGCTGTGCCTAAGAGCAACTTATTCATCCGAACCTCCAATCACCGCTAACACAATACCCTTCCCAATCACCGTCTTCCCTTGCAGCTAACCGGCGATCGTCGGCATTTTGTGCTAATTCTTTGATTCTCTTAGGAGTTACGACACGTTGACCGTTACACGCACGACATTGAATGTCGTAGTCACCACGCCAGTACGACTCCGCAAAGTCTGGGTCCTCTGCAAAATCTTCTCTGGTTAACCCGTGGGCGTCTATAGACGGGTTTACCGTCTTGCCCTCGCCCTCACATACGGGGCATACCATGTATTTCTTCTTCATAGCTTTGCTCCTTTGTTCTGGCCTACCGGCCATACATACAATATACTTTACACGCGCGTGAGATGCAAGTGCGATTTGTAAAATACTTTACAAAATCACTATTGCAATCCGGGGCAAAATGCTTTACAAATATGTATACGCGCGGTACAGGGAGCCGCGTGGAACAAAGGAGCAAACCATGCCTGATATTGATATGATGCAACACCCTGTCTATAAGCGGGTTGTTGAACTGATGTTCCAGGACCAAGGGTTAGAAGCCCCAGAGGATTATATCATTGGCGAGGAAGGGTCTAACGACCTTGAACTAGCCGCAAATTTCCTGGCCACACTGGATGATGCAGAGTTGGAAATATTGGCCGTTGGCGGGCAAGAAGAGTGGCCACTTATTTTCGGCAAAACGAGCCCCGTAACAGCAGAAGCTACACACCGCATATTGGACGCAATCTTCATAGGAATAGGGGCATGAAATACCCAACAGGATACAAATATCCAAGTGGTCATAAACCAGGTTACACGAAGATAGCTATCAGCTTATCTGATAGTATGTTTAGAAAGCTATTGGCACATGCCAAGAAAGAAAATAAACCATTTTCAGTTGTGGTTGAAGATCTCATTAAGTGTGGGTTTCTGTGCTTGGAAGAGTCAGATAAGTTTGAGCTCAGGGTAGTAAAATGAAAAGCATCAAAGCCAGACGTGCAGCGGCCAAGTCCGCTCTTCTTTTGAGGCAGCGTATTAAGAAGCTCACAGGGCTTAACATCAAGCAATACAAGGAAGCGGTTAAAACGCATCCAGCAATGTGTCGCTGCAAACTCTGTTTGGCAAGCTGGAGTGAATAGTAAAATGAAAAGGCTCAACGCCTTTCTGCTCGTGGGCGCAGTAATGTGCGCCTATCCAGCATTCGCTGCGCCACAGCCATTGCATTCAGAATGTCATGATGTAGACAATGTGCGGACATGCTTGGCTCCAGGCGAAGCACCAATAGCACCGAAATCAAAAACACCGGCTGTGGTATCCCCCATCCCCCAGTTGGTGCCAGAGCAGCCGGTAGGTCACCCCCAGCCTCCGGCTGCTTTAACCTATCCACAGCCTCCAATCTCACAGTACCCATTCTTTCAGCAAGAAGTACGGAGGCGTATCCCAACGTGTCAAACTCAATGCTATAATCGTGGCAGGTTCCAGGATTGCAGACAATATTGCTGGTAGGAGGCAATATATGATCAAGCTTCTATTAACCGGTGTGATGTCGCTGGCGCTCTTAGCATCAGCGCATGCTGAAACATTGGGCCAATTCATGATACCTACTCAATCATTAAAGGAAGCAACCAAGTTGTATGACGACTGTGTATTCGCTTGGGTATTTGCAGGTGAAACAGAGAACACAGCCCGTGAAACTTGTAAGAACCCTGCAAATAGAGCCATAATATATGATTGGTGGGCTTCTAAGGATATGGAATGGATACGGTATTGGATGGACCAGGATAAGCCGGTGAGGAGGCACTGATGTGTTGGATATATCGAAGGATTAGGCAGGAAAACGGCACATATCTTTATACCGTCGGCTATTATGCCCCATACGCAGATAGTAATGATGGTATGACATGGGAGGCTATAGAAGATTTTAGCGTAGAAGGCGGGGCACGGTCCTTAGTCCATTATCTAAATGGAGGCAACTAATAATGAGATTTAGACCTGTTCCATGGACCACGTGAGGAGGACCACATGATTGTGATATGGTGTCCGCGATGTTGGGGAAGCGGTGTCGAGCCAACGGCCACAACTATTACGACTGGCCGGTGTCGCCTCTGCTGCGGTGCTCGACTTCTTGAGAAAAGAATCGCTCCATTCATAGATGCGCATCATAGATTCAACCATGTCGTCGAAAGCTATCGAAAATGGAGCGATTGGAGGAAATAGATATGGCAAGGTATGTGCTCTTCTTGACTAAGAAGCAGGCTCAAAAAACGCTTGATGTACTTAATGATTCAAGTGTTACTGATCCTGATTTGGCAGTCGTTTATGAGAAACTTAAACTCGAGCAAGAAAGTGTTAATACCAGGGATTGGATTAACAAAAAGATAGAAAAAGGACGACAACAAAATGAGATTTAGACCTGTTGTATGTGATTGCGGCAGCGGACTACGTCGCTATCCAATGTGTGATGGCTATAACATCTTTCTTACATTTGTGTGTGATAAATGCCGTGGTAAGAAACTGAAGCGTTATCGGGCTGATATTATGACCCGATATGATACAGATGAACAGATAGAGGAAGACTATTGATACCACCACAGCAATTATCATTGTTGTGATCGTGATTACGATCTTAGCTCTTGCGTTGGCTAGCTGGGATTAGGTATGAAAATGAAAATAACTACTTTACGATACAAACACCGCTCAGCGGAGATTAAGCAGGTGTTGGATCAATTTCAATATCGAGTAGTGGATCATAGTGATAAAAATTTCTTGGCTTCTGGCTTTAGGCACTCTATGGAAGATGCCCTCAAAGTTGTCAATATAATACTGCGGTACAGAAAATCTTCTAAGCTAAAGAGGCTGTACTAATGAGGAAAGGGTCACATTGGCAACCTGAAATGCGGAAAGAGTATATGGCAGAGGATATTCGTGATTGGGTGCGTCGAACAAGTGATTCTACTGCTAAACTAGAGTCACTAATGGATATGACTTCTAGGGATTTAGCTGTCCTAATGTTAGCGGTTCTTGCGGCAGAACGGAGAGAAAAGAAATGAAAGGAACAGTTATCAGGATTAATGTTGATGGCTCACAATTAATCACACCGGTAAAAAGTGAGCCATCATTAGAAATGATGAAAGAAGGAATAGATGGAGGGTATTTAGAAATAATCCCACGCTTCAATTGGATTAACTATGATGGAGTAGTACGAAAGTGCGTAGCTTTTTGTGATGAAGATGGCAAGATAAAAAGGCTACCTCTGAATAAGGCAGCAACTATTCAATGGGACAGATGTTTGCAAGAGCAGGGGTTACCGGGGTTGTTGACACCGGATGGGCAACATATGATTGACCATCTGGTTGGCCCTATCCTTGTTGTAACCGGTGATAAAGAGTTTATGGAGGCACTATGAGCACTGAACTGCCAATCTGCTCAATCTGCCAACGATGGTTTACTGGTTATTCATGCAATGCATGGCCAGTGAATGAAGGCCGGTGTTGCCAGGAATGTGATGATGACATTGTTATTCCTGCTCGCATGATGATGATGTATCGAAATCGCATAAAGGAAGAACGAAAGAAACAGGAGCAGAAAAATGGGTAGGATATTCTTCAGAGTATCATTCAATATGCCAGAAGGGGCAACGTGGAAGGAAGCCAAGGATTATGTGGAAGCTGCTATGACCTCATGGCATGGAGCTATGGGAGATCTAGATAACCCAACGCTTGAATCTTTAAAGGTTACAAGAGCTATACGAACAGTCATGTCCGAAAGAAAGAAGAAGAAAAAATGACACGTAAATGTGGTGAGTGCACGCTCTGTTGCCGGTTATTGCCGATCCAGAAGAATATGGATAAGACAGAGGTAGCAGAAACTATCAAGGCAATGTTTGATGTGCCTAAAGATGCTTTGGAAGACTTTCACAAACCAGCAGGGCTTAAATGCCCTCATCAGTTCTATGGTGGATGCCGGGTATATGATAAGCGCCCGATGGGTTGCCGGTTGTGGTCGTGTCGGTGGCTAGTAGAAGATGATACTAATGAAATGCGTCGTCCTGACAGGGTGGGATATGTAATAGACATAGCTGAGGACTTTATTACGTTGGACTACGAGGGTAGTTCAACGTCAATAGCAGTTATTCAAATATGGATTGATCCTAAGCGCAAGGAAGAATGGCGTGATGATAAACAGCTATGGGAGTTTATAGCCAGAAGAGGCAAAGATAACAAGGCAACTATTTTACGGTATAATTCTCGCGATGCTAAGGTTATCTTCCCACCGGCTATGTGTGATGATGGGCAGTTTCACGAGATTGATGACAGTAAGGTCAATATGGTGGTAGTAAAACGAGATGACAAAGCGTAGTCAGTATCTGGTTAATAAGAATGTCGTTGGTTACAACGTCATTAAGTGCGATGAAGATTTTAACTATATTGAAGGATATATGGTAACACAAGAAAAAGGCAAATGGTTTTGTGATTGCCCGAATACTTTAGCTCCTGTGTGCAGGCATATGAAAATGATAGAAGTGTTTAAGAAAAAACGTGCAATAGGCAAAGGGATGTTCTACTGCTATGATACCGGGGAGTGGACTAAGGTGAAGGAATTTGGAAATAAATGACTGTGCATCGTAGTAAACAGCGACATATCTTCTTTCATTGTGATGAATGTGGTGAACAAGCATTGCCGGATGTTTATATTGCCTTTAGCGATTTTGAGGAAGCACTAGAAGATATAGAAGATGCTGGATGGGTTGTAGAGCTAAGATATGATGATTCTAGAGAAGACCACGAACAAAAATACTGGTATCATCGTTGTTGGAGATGTGAACATAATATCTGGCCTTAATCTACTTGCGCTTCGTGGGGCAATGTTGTAAAGTATATTGGCATAGGGCAAGCATGATGCTAGCCCGCAAAAGGAGTATGTACTATGAACCATACATTTAGGAATGCAACGCTACGACTGGCTGCTGCTGATGTGCTGGCAGGTGATGACGGTCGTGGTGAAATGTGGCTAGAACTCACTGAGCCTCCTGGTGGTCAGCCTTGGCAGTTCAATACAGTGGGTGATCCAGATAAATGGCATATGTGGGGTGTGGTCATCGAGTGGCGTGGTGAAAACGTGCACCTCGTTTATGGTGATTACAGTGGTGGGTTCGGTGGCATTATTAAGCCAGACCTTACCAGTGAAGAGGACCCCTTGCCCACTGATGAGGAAATTGCGTGTACCACACATTTCCTAGATTCAATGGCACATTTCTCGAATTCAGATGAGGAGTAAGCCATGACTATCAAAGAGCTTCCATATCAAAATATGGATACAAGTGGCTTCCCATACACCGAAGTCAAAGCTGGTGATTGGATATTGACTATTGTTAGATTGCCAACAATGACTGAGATTCGTACGGATGATGGGTTTTCCGTGTTGGATTCAGTATTCCTCGAAGGCCACCCACCGGAAGATGAAATAGCAGAATGGTGGATTAATGATTGGGAAAAGAGGGATGCATTGTGGGAAGAGATAGGATGTTAAATGAATAGAGAATGGTATCTTACTGCTGGGGTAACCGCTGCCGCTGTTTTTGTCGTCGGTTATCTGGTTATCCAGATGATCTGGGGATGATAATGAAAAAGATCTTATTAGCCGGTGTGATGCTATTGGCCCTGGGGTCAGCAGCATCTGCTGATGTAATGCCTGATGCTCTACAGGGCCATTGGACATTTGTACCTGTTGGGAAATTTCCTAATGGCACGGTAAAGATAGATCCTGATAATATTTATATGCGGAGTAGTGATCCAGATTTTACTCCATATAGTGGTTACGATATAGGAAAAGATAAATATTCAATAATGGATTTTGATTGTATAGTTTTGAAAGTAGAAAAATTAGCGGATACTCTGTATACGGTTCAAGCTGATTGTAAGCTTGGCGGTGATAATGGCGGTGATCCTTCCTTGGATAATGAATACACGGCTACAAATGAATTTGAATTATTAAAGAGTGGGAAACTATTGGTTAATCCAGTCGGCTCTTAACTGTGTTGCAGAGCAGCACAAATCGTTGTAAATAGAGTGCAATTTGCGCTTGCATGATTTGTGGGGCGGGTGTACCCTGTAACATCACTGACACTAAAACGTTGCAATCATGACACAAAGAGGTTCTTGATAAGAAACCGGCGCCCGTGTGAGGGGCGCCGGGTACTCATTGCATGCGCTGACGTATTAGAGGTCACCATAACCTAGGAGGAACTAGGAGAAATGACATCTACTGGCTTATATAACACATACCAACCGGGAAAGCAAGCCCAAATTATTCAAGATTTGATGGATTTATTTAGGAGCAATAGCCGGGGATATGGTGTAGGGGAATTTCAGGGCGCACGATTTGATGAAGATAAGAATAAATGGGTCCCTGGACATATCCAATGGAAATGGGGTGAAACTAGTGAGCAGGAATGGCGGGATCATTTGACCGGTGTGAGGCTATTGGGTCAGGGAGTTCTATGCGACGATAACAAAGTTTGGTACTCGTGTCTTGATATTGATAGTTATGACATCGATTATAATGAGGAAATGAATAAAATCAAGCGCAGTGGTCTGCCGCTGGTTGTATTCAGGACAAAGTCTGGTGGATTAAGGGTTACTCTATTCTTTAGAGAACCTATTGAGGCCGACTTATGTATACCAAGGATGCGAAGAGTCGCATCCTTGTTGGGATACGCAGGTTGCGAAATATTCCCCAAACAATTGAAATTGGATGCAAGCAATGGTGATTGCCCCTCGTGGATATTTATGCCATACGGTGGGAGCGGAGCAAACATTGCAGGTAATGGGTCACCTGCAATGTTTCCAGAGCAGGGCTGCATGAATGATAATGGTGGATTAATGGATCTAGCAGAGGGTATAGCCTATGCGATGCAAAAGCGATTATCTCAATCTGAATTCGTGGAATTGTTTACCGCTGAGGAGTCTGCCAAGGCTAACGGAAAGGCTAATGGCCGGAAGCATCCTAGGGGATCATGGGTTGAAGAAGATTCATATGAAACAACTATTAATACGATGTTCTGCGATGGACCGCCATGTTTGTGGACTATATCTCACCAGGGTTCACATGATATGCAGAATAACTTCTTGGTCAATGTATCCACATTTCTTAAGCGTAAGTATCCAGAAAACTGGGAAAAGGCATTAGAATGGGTCAATTACAATGTGCTCAAGCCGGTCGGTGATAGGGAAAAGCTGAATAGCATTGTGAAACGAGGGCATGGCCAAGATTATGAGTATATGTGTCAGCAAGAGCCGATATGTTCGCACTGCAATCCACATGCCTGCCGACGTATGCCGTTTGGTGTGGGAACCGGTGCGAATGGTATGGTAATTGATTATCATGAGCTAGCACTAACTATTATTGATAGAGAGCCACGAATATATTTTGTCAGTCTTGGCGATAATGGTAAGAGGATTCAATGTATCTTTGATGAGTTATGGCATCAAAATAAATTTCAGGTAAAATGTGGGGATTATGGTGTTCCTGCTCCTCCAACAATGAAAAGAATAGATTGGGAAAATATCGTACGGAGAAATATTGAAGATGCGACGATCGTGCAGCCTACACAGGCCCTACGGACTAGTGCATTAGAATATGAAATACTAACTGCGTTTTTCTCTATCCATGTTCCTACTTTTATGCGTATTGGTGAAAAAGGTAATGACGATGCTGTTCGTGTTAGAGTAGATGAACAAAGAGTGTATTTTAAGTGGAAAAATCTATCGAGGTTTATTATGAGGTCTTTTAGCGGAGCTGAGATAATGCTTATGCGTAAGTTTGTGGACGATAAAAAGAACTGTAACTATCAGCAGCAGGAACCAGGGTTTAGAGATTGGTGGCGTTTTACATATTCAATATCGTTTGATAAATTAGATGAAGAAGATATGGAAAAGTGGTTGGCTGCTGGAACAGAGGATTAACCGGTGATAGCTAAGACTTGTCAATGCGTGGTTGTGGGTCATAGAATTGTGTGTTATAATTGTAGTGGTAGAGGGAATTGATGTGAGACACATCTTATCGGGCGCTTTGGGCGGAGGACTAGATACCGGGATAACCGGTGAGTTAATACAGACCCTTCGTCTTATAGAGTCTAAGCATGGAGCGGATGCTATGCTCAATGATCCCCACTTAAGTAATGACCAGTTTGCTCACGCTTACTGGTCATTACTTAAGTTAAATCCATTAAAACAACGGGGTTATATTGAGTTATTAGGGACACATTACCCTGGTATTGAGTGTTACTATCCTCGGTATACACGGATTGGTAGGCCGCATGGCGTGCGGAAAGCCAGAGAGATGATAAGACCAGTGTATCCTGGTTATGTATTCTTACGAATACGTGATCAGGATGTAAGGGGTCCTGTCAGCTTGCCGGTTAGTGCACGGTGGGTTCGGTTTGGTGGGAAAATTGAGGCTATACCGGGATATGTCGTGGAGCGGTTGCGGAAGTTGGAAGTAGCAGATGAATTAGTGAGGGAGGTTCGCTATGTTAATCCATATTCTCCGGGTGTGCGGGTTATGGTTCATTTGCCGGTGCAGGATATTAGGGCGGTCGTCGTCAAACTTGTTGGGCATAATCGGTGTGTTGTGGATACTCCGTTATGTCGGGTTACGGTTCCAATACATACGTTGCAGGTTATGTAGCGACTCGTCAGCACTATGTGAGGTATGTTATTGGTGCATGGGTAGAGTATATGAAGTACAGTTTGTACAGCGTGGTTTTTGGTCTGTACATCGTGTACAAAACGTACTTGGCGTACAATGTACAGGATGTTGTACAGTAGTTTTGAGATCTGTAAGTAGTAATATACGCGCGCGTTTCCGCGAACGGTTTGTACAGTTTGTACGTCGCGATTTCATTACAAAATCTCGCGCACATGTGCTACCCGCGTATGTTAAAAGAAACCCTGTTAAAACTGTACACGATCGCTTAGACATCCTATATGTACCTGTGCAAAACTGCCATTCCCCCTTGCAATCACCACGGTTATTGCCATATAATTATTCACATAAAACCATTACTATAGGACCCCTCCCCGATGAACGAGCACGACCTCCTCCTATTGAAAACCCTTGTCCAAGCACACGGCTTAAGCGAAACCTTATCCGCGCTCAGTGCGGTCTGTTCAACGATGGCCGTGGAGCTAGCACCAGATTGCGCACATCGATCCATTGCGATGATGAGCATCTCCGTACAACTAGACGCATTATCCGTGGAGTTCGACGACACTCCCGCGATCCACCATTCGATTCTCCAAGAACTCGAGGACTAGCTCCATCACCGGCTATCATGCGATTGGAATCGCTTAGAATTCCATATCCATGAAATCTTAGCAAAGATCGCTTAGAAATCCTGGAAATTAATGTTTTCCAAGATCGCTTAGAAATCCTTGAAACGAGGTCAAAATGACCCGAAACTGACCGAATTTCACCGGTTATCGCGAATTGGACGATGATGGGAGGACGATTCACCATTGAAATGACTTGAAAATGACCAAATCCTGGAAATTAATGTTTTCCAAGACTTTTTATCTTGGAATTCTTTTCCATGATTTTTAGGTCAAAAGAAAAGGACCTTTCGGTCCTTTTCCTTACGCTACTCGTTTTGTGATGCGAAATGTCAACCCGTTTGAGGTATCGATATCATCAATCTCAAAAAGACCGATGTACGATTTACGAACGAACGCTGGTGGTTTTCCACTATCAGCTAAGACCACACGCTTCATTGCATGCAGAATCTCGAGATATTTCGCTCGGTATTCTGGTCTTTCAGTATTTCGTGGGATGTACGGGTCGTGGTAGATACCATGCTTGTGAATCCACCAATGTTTATGAACACATGGATAGAGAACACCATCCACTTCTGCGTACCACGAGCCTCTCATTCCTTTGGCTTTGAATGCCATTACCTTATTCCTTCCGTTACCGTGCGGAATTGCACGAACATGCACCCGATTAGAGATGCATGGGCTTGCAATCAATCTGCACAGCCGTGATCAAGAAATTCTTGTGTCGCTTCAATTTCCCTTTTCTTAGCTGACTCGACTCCAATCTTATCATCTCCCCATTCATCCCCTATTTTTATCCATTCAGCAATTTGCCATTGCTGATGTTTGCAATCGTATGGCTCATTCATCAATCCGACGATAGCTGTGACGATTACGAACGCTGCGAACAACCCGGCTATGGTCAAGGCTATTTTCTTCATGACAGTTCTCCTCCATGCATCTCTTGCACGAGCTCCTCAACATCTTCTATACCAAGATGCGAAACAAGAAAGCTAAGCATATCCTTGGCACGGTCTTCTGCACTGAATGGGTCTGCGGTGTTGTACGCCTCGATCATATTATCGACAACGCATCGCATCAAATGCCGCTTGGACGAGTTGTCCAATTCACGGAACATTTCGATGAGTGTTAATTTCATATCACACTCCTGTAAGCCCACGCATAGACGATTGCGTTTCCTGACCGATTAAGAAACGTTGCTGCGAGCCGTGCGGCGCGCAACGTACGATACCTGATGAATTGCTGTTCACCATTGGTAAGTTTCAGTTTCAAGATAGCCATAGTCCTACTCCATTGGTTGCCGATTAGGATCGCTTAGATTTCCTTGGTTTCGCTATCACCGGCTCCTGAACCTCAGGGAAATACCGTTGGCCGTTGATTTCAATGAAGTCACCCCAAGTATAGAGCCATCGAAGATGACGCATTGTATCTGCCCGGTAATAGCCGATTGCTTCGGCATCGTCCAAGATGCCTCGGATTGTCGTGGTTGTTTTCATACGCAGGACGTATTCGAACAGATTCCATGCGCGCGAGTGTGGACGCCATGGATTATGAGTGCTTATAATTCGAACCGTAGCATTCAGTTCAAATGGCTTGCATCGCCGAAAGGCAATGACATGCCTGACCGTCGCGCTCGGCGCGATTGGCATGTTGCTCGGGTAGTTCATCGCTTGGATCTCCTTAGGTTTGCTGAATGGTACCGGCCTACTGCCAATGTACCACAATCTGGTTATTTCAGGCAACAAAAAAGGCACCGGTTTCCCGGTGCCTAGTTTTTGTATGGGAGCCCGTTACTCCGCGGCGGGCGCCTCCAGGGCAATAAGGCCATGCTGCACATCCCAGCGTATGTCCTCGCGGCCATAGCTCCAGTTGCGCTCCTTAACGGCGGCAATGTACTCACCTACCGTCATGCCCACCGTGTACAGGGCAAACCGGTCACGGCTTTTGCCCTTTTTGCCGTTTGCCGCAACGTAGGCGATGCGAGCATTTGGGGTGAGCACCGACTTGGGCGCATAGCGAACCGGCTTTGCCGTTGGCTCCTGCACAACAGTAGCCTCGACGGGAGTAGCGGTTGCCTCCGTAACAGTGGTATCCTGTGCGGTGGCCAACTTTGCTGACTTGCGTACCATTTTACCAACTCCTAGTATGTGGCCCTTTGGGCCGGGTGAGGCGGAGGCGTTATTGCCTACCACCATGTAAAGTAATATGGCATATGCTATTGTCAAATGCAATATGCTTTACATGCTATTTTGGTATACCTCTAATGCATATATGCATAGATGCTGTGCTATGTGATATAACTATATAACTATAGTCATAAGCTATAGCTTATAGCACTATAGTTATAGTGCTTTGGGGAGTGCGATGGTACCGCATAACACGAAATCACAGTCAAAATCTCGTTTCGGCCTATAAACCCATCACCCAAGTTGGAGACTCGAAATCCTATAATATTATGAGAAGAAAAACTAACCCCTACCCTTATACCTCTACCCACAAACCCCAAACCTCAAACCTCTATCCTTTAACCAAATCATCCCAATAAACTAACCACAACTCCTTTTCATTCTTTCTAGATAGTCTAGATATACGAGCCCTAATCCTAGCCCTGCGCTTCCTTTTCACTAAACCCCTATGCACCCTCTTCTCATGAACAGGATCAACACCCATCTTTATCAATTGCTGGTTCTTAAAAGCCATAACACGAGCCTCACGTAGAGCGATGACCGGCCAACTTCCCAACCCGGTTTCAGTCACTCTATGGGTCAAAGGGCTCGTATACCGATGAAACCATCTTCTCTTACCATTCTTTTGCACATGAATACCAAGACCGTCACCCAAATAGTGACGGCCTTCATTCAAAGATAATACATTCACATATACGCGTGATTTCACTTATCTTTCTTCTTCCTCTTGGGCAGAGCCAATTGCTCATCACCGGCATATTGGGGAACATCTTCCCAACCACCCTGAACGTACTTCGTAATTACCTCCACGCCTCCATCTGGTCGCCATCGGACTTCCTGCTCGCCAAATTTGCCGATGAACATATGACCTATGATATGCTGCTGAGCCATATATCGGCAAATCCGTTCTATGTCATCCTTGGTGTAAGAGATGATCTCAGATCGTTCTCTAAACATCCGAAGTTCCTTTCTTTGGTTCACACCGGTTAACGGCGTCAAGTTCCCACAGCTTTTCCACAGTTTCACGGAATGATTTATTTCCAGGCACCGTCATGAGTGATTTTAGAATGGCACGCATCTGCTGGTCAGTTACGTGTTTCTTCACCACTTCATAAATCTTTTCGGCTGTTAGGTTGCTAACGACCATGGTTGCTATTCCTGCTTTGGTCTTTCTTCATCCTCAAATATTTCCCAATTCCAAGCCCAGTCTTGGATCGCTTTGGTCAACTGTTCTACAGTTGGTCTACCTTCCGCTTCTTCCATTTTTTCCATAATTCCAGCCCCCATCGCCATGGCTTCCCGGTAAGGCAGTGAGAGTATGAACTCAGCAATCGTCTGGTTTCTCGTTTTATTCTTCTGCTCACGCCTAATCGCAAGAGGGGCATATTTCTTCACTTCCTCAGGGACATCAGCCGGAGGAACCGGAGGGGCGCGTGGCGTAAGATCACTATGACTAATGTTGTCACGCAGGCGGGCCATAAAGTCGGGAGTTCCAGGCAGGGTCGGCTTGGTAAGATCGTCTTTGTTATTATCAGCCATCATCTTCTCCTGCTACTCGGGTTTGAAGCCAAAATAAACACGCGGTGAATGCGTAAACTCCATAGAACCTTTTACGCCATCAACTTTACGACGAACGACGACAAACGGAGCAAGAAATCCAAGCACCTCAAAATCTTTGCCAAGTTCCTCAGTCGTCCATTTATCTTTTGCCTGTTTCAAATCACGCTTTGGTTGTCCGGTCGCAAGCATAGCACGCCGAATCTCTTCGGTAGGGTCAGCCATCATTTACTCCATTTCTGTTGCCTGCGGCGTTCTGCCGCACCACTTTAATAATCATTGGACCTTGTACCCCCTTGCATTCAACATACAAGCTGTGGTATGGGCCATAAGACTCGTTTTTGCACTGACTTTGTCTCGGCTCCCAGTGGACGCAGTGCTCAGTGCCACGTCCACATCCTCACCCCGGTAAATCCGCCGGAAGTGCGAAGCATTCCCTTTGGCCAAACAAACAGAATCAGAAATCCTTGAACCACAACCTGCATACAACAAAGCAGACCTGTCCCCACAGGACTTCTTGGTTGCTGTATACCAGGACCATCGGTTACCGATGTCTGTACGCATTGAAGCTGCGTCCAAGGTTTCTGTGTACATGCATCCCCGGCTAGCGCAGATCACGCAAGACGTCACTGCTGGTGTTACAATTCGCATTGAAGGTGGGCTTCCTGCATTACCGGGTACGAATATCATCATGCCGGTGCACGCGAACATAGAATCTAAGCCGAAGGGCAACGGCCTCGATCCTGCACCTTAGACTCATCACTTCACTTCCTGAAATAGTGCTTTCCATTCTTCTGTAGGAAGGGTTGGCCAAGTTTCTTTAATCTTTGCCCAGGTCGCGTTCGCATTCGGCTCGATGCCTTTCATACGCCTACGTTTGAGCCACGCCTTCAAGTAGTTGACTTTGTGTTTATCAACCATTTGGAACGTACACTCCTTCAGCGTTCTGGACCAGCGTAACCTCTCTTATAAACTCGGCCTGGATTGGGTTTCTCCCTATTACCGGTTCAGGCCCTCTTTTCCAGTCCATAAATTGACGGATCCACATCCAAATTTGTACCGGTAAGGCTAAGAACACAATTAGAATTCCAGCGATAATGCTATTCCCTGCGTAGTCCACTGGTATCAAGTGCGTGATAAAGAGAATAAACGAAATTACAAAAACAATCATGAAAAGAAGCAAACTTCCAATTAATGGTTGTTTCTTACGCCAGCACCAATCAGTCGCTATCACAGCACCCCATAGTAGATAAATTAGACCCTGAAAAATTCTGATTGCAATCATAATCGCTACACCACCGACTACCATCGTGATGCAGAATACAAAGACGATTACAAGTGGTATGACAATTAGGCTCATGAGAATATCCACCATAGTATGGCTGCGCCGACAAGAAATTGGAAGATAAATACAAGAGCGTATGCCATCCCGGTTACTGGTGAGCTTTGATTTGATGAGCTAATAGACCGACGACCAATTGGATTACCAATCGGTTGCCGGTAAGACAATCCAGTCCCAGGTAAGCTGGTAGTCACCATCATACGGCGTCTGCGCCCTATCAACGGTACGTTAAGATGGGCACCAGGAACACCGCTCGTTAGGCTCAAACCTGTCTTAGACACATTTAGCCTTACGAACTTGTTGCCAAGACTCCTATGAAATCTAAAGTGGCCCATAACTACTCCGTTAACTTGTAAAGCATTATACACAGTAGCAACCTAGAGTGCAAGCCTCATGGTTAGTACCCTCTACTCCGCTCCTCATCTAATGCTCGCACCATCGCATCTGTTTGTGCAGAAGAATCCTCATGTGGATCCAAAGTCTACAACAGGTGCACGACATTCCGGCACATTAGCCCCGTCCCCTGGCCAGCTAATGCCCGGTAAGGGGGAAGCCGTCGATTCAACCCCCGCCTCGGCTTCCCCACTTCGCAGGTAAAGAATGGGCGTTGTAATAGACTTTCCACGAGCTAGTGACGAGCGAGTCATCGTTCTACCGCAGCTTCATAGCGGACAGATTGACGCATTTCTTCTCCCCGGTAGATTTAAGGCATTGCGGTGTGGACGACGATGGGGGAAGACTTCATTCCTGAAAACTATTGCTTGTGACTTCGCGGCTAAGGGCGCACAAGTAGGATGGTTTGTTCCCAACTATCGTTATGCTTCCGAGGCGTATAGTGAGAATGAGCTTACTCTTGAACCTGCTGTGCGCTCTTCTTCTCGTAATCTTGGGATTCTACATACGACAACAGGCGGACGAATTGAGCTTTGGACCTTGGAAGATGAAAAAGCGGGTCGTTCCAGGCGTTACCACCTCGCTATTATTGATGAAGCTGCGTTTACGAAACCTAATGCTATTGATATTTGGACGAAAGCCATACGACCAACGCTACTTGATTTCCGTGGCGCGGCGATCATCGCATCGAATACGAATGGCATCAATGAGGAAAACCTCTTCTGGCGCATCTGTAACCTCTCAGAATATGGCTTCGTTGAATATCACGCCCCTTCACACAGCAACCCGTTTCTCCCGGCCGACGAACTCGCACGACTAAAAGAGGATAACCATCCGCTTGTTTACGCTCAAGAATATCTTGCAGAGTTTGTGGATTGGTCTGGAGAAGCGTTTTTCAGCTTGGATAACCTGCTTTCTAATGGGAAACCTGAATCGTATCCAGAACGATGTTTTTACGTCTTTGCTACTCTTGATACGGCAGTTAAGACCGGTAAAGAAGCCGATGGCACCGGCTGCATCTATTGGGCGTATGAACAGCTAGGTGATGAGCACTGGCTCAAAATCATTGATTATGAGTACCTTCAAATAGAGGGGAGCATGTTGGAGCTATGGTTACCCGTCGTGTATCGGAATCTGGAGGAATACGCCTCAAAGTGCGGAAGCAGGCTCGGCCATCGTGGATGCTTTATCGAAGACAAGGCAAGTGGGTCAATTCTGCTACAGCAAGCGCGACGGAAGAACTTCCCGGCAAGCGAGCTTCCCCAAAAACTCACACAGCTAGGAAAGGCCGAAAGGGCCATTAATGTGAGCGGCTATGTGTTTCAGGGTAAGGTTAAAATTCTGGAAACGGCCTATAATCGTGTCATTACGTATAAACAGGTTACCAAGAATCATTTTCTTGGACAGATTCTAGGTTTTCGTATTGGTGATGTTGAGGACCGGCAGGATGATTTGCTCGATTGCTTTTCTTACGGAGTAGCTATCGGCTTAGGAAACTATGAGGGATACTAAATGGCAGAAGAAGTAGAACAAACATCAGAACCAGAAGTAACTCCTCGGGCACATGGAACTTTTCCTATAGCAGGTGCCCAAGTTGGTACGACGCTTGATGCTACTGCTGGAAATATCACCTCGCTTCTTTTTACTGCGCCGCCAAGTTCATATGAGGTCCCAACATTTGATCCTAATACAGGATTGCCATTGACCGGCTATTTCTGTTTAGTTGATAACGGTGTAACTCCAAATCGCGTAATTTTTAATCTAAGTGGTCACACGAATGGTGGGTTTTCTCCACACCCTAGTAAGAAGGTAAGCGGTATTAACATTCCTTTTACAAGTCTATATGTTCAATCATGTCCCAAAGGAGCGACCTATTCCGTCACGACAGGGTAAAAGAGCAATGGCTCAGGAACCAGAACCGCAACCACTAGTCGCAACTCCACACACGGTTACATCTGCTAGTGTTGGGACTGCTCTAGCAACTGTTGCTGGGACAATCAGCGCATTTACTATGGCTCAACCAACATCTACATCTACAGATGATTCTACTCAATTAGTTTTGGTTGATTCAGCAGTCGCTCCTACTGGTCCCGTTCCTATCTTGTATGCCGCAAATTTAAGAGCGTTGGCTTGTGAATATGAGCCCAGACCCGGAGTTGCTCTAACTCCTGGTATGACTGCTCCAACTTGGCCAAAGAGTCTCAGTTCAATCGCTATCTCATTTTCGAATGGGTGTTGGGTTCAAAGTTGTCCTGCCAATACGACGTTTACGGTCTCAATCTAAATGGCAATAGTTCCTTCATCCTCAGTAAGTACAACTCCGGGCAATGCTCTTCAGCAGCTATTGTGTGCCCCGGATATTGTTCCTGGTGATGTGGTTTCTTATGAAACCTGCAAGGAAATCTACTTATATCATCCACTTGGATCGCGAATTGTGGAAGGTCCAGTTAGTCTGGCAATGGCGCAGAAGCGCAATATTAAGGTTCCAGATAGCCCGTCTGAATACTGTGTGGATGCGTTTAATGATGAATGGAAGAATATTGCTGGTGATTACCTTGTGCATAATCTTCTTACTGTCAGTCGCATATATGGGGTTGCTTCTATCGCATTATTGGTTGATGGACTGAAGAGCAATGAGGCTATCAACTACTGGGATTTACCTGATCTTAATATCAGCTTTAATATTCTTGATCCTCTTAATACTTCTGGTTCCCTAGTCCTGAATCAAAATCCTAATGCAATGGATTTTATGAAATATACCCAGATCGCCATAGCTGGGACCGCTTACCACCAATCCCGGACTGTGACAATTACAAATGAAAAACCAATATATCTTGGTTATACTACTTCTGCTTTTGGCTATGTCGGTCGTAGTGCTTATCAGCGTGCTTTTTATCCGCTGAAATCATATATTAAAAGTCTTATCGCTGATGATCTTGTCGAAACTAAAGTTGGTGTCCTGGTCGCTAAGATCAAACAACCGGGCAACTTCGTTGATAACATTATGTCATGGGCCGCTGGATTCAAGCGTGCCCTTGTCAAAGAGGCAGAAACCGGTAACGTCCTCAATATTACACCAGAAGAAGATATAGAATCCTTGAATATGCAAAATCTGGAAGGGCCTCATGTCCTTGCCAGACGTAATATACTCGAAAATATAGCGAACGCTGTAGATATGCCGGTAAAACTCCTCACCCAGGAATCTTTCGCCGAGGGGTTTGGGGAAGGTTCGGAGGATGCGAAAGCGGTTGCACGATATATGGACCGACTCCGGGAAACCATGGACCCGGTATACCGGTTTCTTGACCGTATTGTCATGCACCGTGCCTGGACCCCGGCCTTCTTTAAGATGCTTCGAAAGAAGTTTCCGGAAAAGTATGCAGATACAACGTACCGTGAAGCCTTTTATGAGTGGACAAATAGCTATCAAGCTTTGTGGCCTTCGTATTTGCGTGAGCCAGATTCCGACCAAGTCAAGGTTGACGACACTAAGATGAAGGCTGCAATCTCTGTTTATCAGATTTTAGAACTAAGCTTTGATCCTGAAAATAAGGCACGTCTTGTTCAGTGGCTTGCCGACGCGGTTACGAATAACAAGCTTCTTTATTCGAGTCCGTTGAACCTTGACTATCAAGCCTTGTTGAAGAAGTTCCAAGAAACAGAAGATCAAGAACAGGAACAGCAAGAAGCAGCAATAATGGGTGGTGGGCCTGAAAGTAAAAATGGGGCAGGCACACGTGATGTTCAGATTCCAAAGGTGAAGATGGCTCGGGCTGATAGTGTGGTGCATCTTTTAGAGCATAAAAATGCCACTCAATAATGAGATCGCAAGTTCTTTACAGTATTTACGGAAGCGGTATAAAGTTTCTGAACCTGATTTGGTTGCCTTGGCAAAGAGACTACAAGCTGGTGAAGAGTCTGAAGAGAGTTGGGAAGACTTAACGCGGGATTATCTTGAGAAGAAAAGGCGAAGGCGCTAACAAATGCCACTGACTGAAAAAGGTGAGAAGATAAAGGGCGCGATGCAGTCGCAGTACGGCGCTGAGAAGGGCGAACAGGTCTTCTATGCGTCTAAGAATGCTGGTAAGATCTCTGGTGTAGATCGAGCAGACCGTGTACCGTTGGAAGAGGGCAAATCAAAAGAAACTGTAAATAAGAATGTGAATAAATTGCTAGAAGCTGGTCATAATGAGGAAGCAGCAGTGGGAATCGCTCAACGTAAAGCTCGTGGTGACGACAACCAACATATGGGATTTAATAAAGGTGAGGCGCCTGATATTCAAAAGCTTACTTCTATGTGTGATGAATTGATAGGACGTTTGGATGCGTTTGAACATAGAAGGGCAATGCAACGACCTGAGCAGGTGAAGCCGCGTACCAAGGATAACATGCAGCCGAGTATGCCTCATCCCAAGCAAGTTAGGGAGCCTGGGAGTGCATGATCACTGCAGCAGGGATTGCATTCAAGGCTCCTTCGGGTAAGATTCTACTTTGCCGTCGTACTGATGGTAAAGGATGGGCGTTTCCAGGTGGTGTAAAAGAAGATATTGAGACCGTGGAACAGTGTGCTATCAGAGAAGCTTTTGAGGAAACCGATTTTCGGACCGGTCATGTTGGTAAGCTTCTGTGTCGCAGAGTAAAAGATGATGTTGATTTTACAACATTCCAATATGATGTGGATGGTGAATTTACGCCACATTTGAATAGTGAACACGATACTTGTGTATGGGCGACTCCTGGTGCAGCAGAACAATTGCACTTACATCCTGGAGTTGCGGTTGCTCTGCACAGAATGAATGGAATGAATGAACTTGAACTTGCTGAAGCAATACGTGATCAGGAACTCGTTTCGCCGCAGTATATCGAGAATGTGTGCTTGGTCGATATGCGGATAAGTGGAACAGGGTTTTCGTTTCGTCCTAAGCTGGATGAATGGGTGTATCGTCGTGACACCATATATCTTACTCCTGAGTTCTTACAACGTTGCAACGGCATCCCTATTATTATGGAACACCCTTCTACTCAAATACTCAATTCAGATGAGTTTGCCCAAAGAGTTGTGGGCACCATGTTTCTACCCTACATTAAAGGAGACGAAGTGTGGGGAATCGCTAAAGTCTATGATAGAGACGCCATCTCTATGATAAACGGAGGTCTACTATCAACTTCACCTAGTGTTGTGTTTCGTGATCCTCACGTAAATTATACTATAGAGATGGAAGATGGGAGCCATTTACTTGTTGAGGGAGAGCCTAGTTTTGTTGATCATTTGGCAATTTGTGAAAAAGGGGTGTGGGATAAAGGTGAGGATGCTAGTGGCATACGGGTAGATTCTGAAGAAATTGGGGAACCACAAGAAAAAATGGTGACAGCCAAGCCGGATGTGAGTGCTTTGCCCGCTCCTTCTTTGCCTCCCGTCGGAGAAGGAGCTGAACCGACACCGATGCAACAGGGTATTCCACCCGGCTTGGTTGGACTTGCAGATGGAATGAATAAGTTTGCGGAAAGGCTCGACAAATTTCTGATTCGTCGGGACTTAATGGTTCGTTAAACGGCGCAGAATCGCGCGATGTAGTTGGAGGTTATCATGGCAGCAGGTACGACAAGCATCGACGCGTTGATGGCCGATGCTATCTCTAAGATGGATGCACTCACAAAGAGGATGGACGCACTTGAGACAGGCGAAGGTAGCAAGACTCCCATTAAGGGGGATGATGACAGGGCAAAAAGGAAAGATGATGCGGCGAAATCCAAGGCAGACGACGATGACGACGACGACAAAAAGGACGATGCAGTCTCAACCGTCAAGAGTAAAATCCTTGCGGATGCTGAAGGAGCATCGGAAAAAGACGATGCTGCATCGGTTCCTAATGCGCCGTCTCCCGTAAAGGGTGATAAGAGGAAAGCTGACGCCAAGAAGAATGATGATGGCGAGCTTGAAATAAAGCACAAGGGAGAGGAAAAAGGCGACAGCAGAAAGAAAGCTGATGCCAAGGCAAAGTCGGACGACGATGACGATAAGAAAGATGATGATGATGATGATGATAAGAAGTCCGACGATGACGATGATAAGAAGGATGATGCTGCTAAAAAGGCTGATTCCGTTGGTGTATTACGTCGCCAGATCGACGACCAAGCAGCCACCATTGCTCGACTTGAGCGAATGATGAAGCCCAAGACTGATGATGAGCACGCTGCTTTTGCAGATGCTCAGGCTCGTGCTGATACTGTGTATCAGGGCTTCGGCAAGCACGCTCCACGGCCACTTGAGGGTGAAGGTCTTATGGACTACCGCAAGCGGCTTGCAACGAATCTGAAGATGCATTCTTCTATGTGGAAGAATGTGAAACTTTCAAAGCTTGATGAGGAAGCTTTTAGTCCCATTGAGACTCAAATCTACTCAGATGCTGCATCCGCTGCTGCAAATCCTTTGGATTTGGAAGCAGGGGAATTGCGCATGGTGACAAAGATCGATCCTACAACAGGGGTTCGGTCGAATGTCTTCTATGGCAAGGAATCCTTTGTCAAGCAGATGGGGCGTCCTGGTCGTAGGGTGGCTTCTTTCCGCACCTTGGGTTCGGTCTAATCCGGATCCTCTAGAGAAAGGTTACTTCGATGGCTGTAAATATTGCATTCAATCCAGTCGTCCAAACATCGGCTGCTGGGATGTTCAATATCGAATCTGATGGATTCGTTGTTGGGACTGCTATGCCAGACCCGGCAACTCGCTTCGCTCTTGCTGGTGGTTGGCTTGCCGCAACTGAAACTCTGCCAATGTTCGGCGGGGTGGCTATTCAGGAAGCCGTTCCACAGGAGCGTCCCCCGGTAACACGAGCAGATGTTGCCTTGGGTGGTATTATCACGCGAGCTGCGGCGTATGTGAATATTACCGGATTTAGTGTCTTTGACCAGAACTATGCTGCGGTGAACACGCCGCAGTCTCCAGTTCCAATAGTCGGTAACGGTGGAATGGTAAATTTCTATCGTATGGGTTCTGGTGCTCGTGTTGCATTGGCAATCGATCCAACTCTGATTTCCCTGGAAGGTGGTATTATCACTGCCCAGGTATCATGGGACTTCGTAAACCAGAGGATTATCGCCTTTGCGACTACTGCACTTCCGGTGAAGATCCTCTCAATCAAGTCATCCGGGTGTATGGTTCCAGTCTACACTTCTGCAACTGGTTTCACCACTTGGAACTACAACGGAGCAGGGGCTCTTTGCGTTCTGTAATCATCCCAGTCTGATGAGGCCGGGGCCATCCTTGGCCTAATTTAAAGGAGTAAAGACATGGCTAACATTTCTCCGGCCTTTGTTCAGGTACATCCTTCTTACATGATGCCTGACACATTGATGCCGTACTCACAAGCATCTGGGGCCTTCGATCTCTTGGCTTCAGGCGCACCACTTATCCGGTTGGCAGACGGAGATCTCTATGCTTACATCAAACGCGTCGATCTTCGTACTCGAATGGCCGCTGGTCAATCGGCTTATAACCAGTTGCCCGGTGTTTCTTTCGCCCTCTCACAGATCAGTGCCCCCACCTATCTTCTTCGTGTCCGTGCTGAATACGACCATCATGATACCGCAGCGATGGCGCGATGGGGTTTGTCAATTGTAGACGCGCACCGGCTCGGTATGCGGCAGGCGACATTCCAGCTTATGCGGAATGCTCTCTTGTATGGGTTCAACCCGGCAAACGGTGAAGGGCTGATCAACGCGAGTGGAGCGACTGCGATTACGCTACCGGCTGATAGCGCCGGGAATACGACTGTTGTTACTTATGACAATGGTCAGATGGCTTTCTTCCTAATTTCACAAATCAGTGCTATTAAGACTAGAACTAATCAACTTGGAATTGGTCACAAGTTTGTAGTCGTTGGTCCACAGCGAACTCTTGGTGCGATGGAATACCAGAACATTGTTCAGCTTACCAGTTATCAGCGTCCTGGTGCTGGTTCGCAGAGCACGGCAGGCGTTGTGAAAGATGTTCTGGAAATGAACGATGATGAGATTGTTTGGGGTTATGATGATACCCTTATCGGTAAGGGTGCAGGCGGTAACGACGCAGTTATCGTCTGTATGCCAGAAGTAGAGCAACCAAAGGGTGCTCGCATCAATACCAATGAGTTCGCTAAACTGACTCCTTCGATGGAGGCATGTACCTTGATGCTGGCCGATATGGCCGCACCACGGGAGATTCCGGTACCTCTGGCTGGCGGAGCAATTGATGTGCTCGCTGAGCAACGCTGCACAAGCGGGTGGGCAGTTCGTCCTGAGGCCGTTACAATTGTGACGATGCAGTACCAGTAACCGGTTAGGCGGGGTCGTCCTCTACGTCCTCGAAATCAGCGTCGCCGGTCGCTCCCTAAACACCGGCTCTAACTTAGAGAGAATCCAATGCCTGAATTGTACATAGGGAACGTCTCAAAACAGATTTTTCAATTCTGTTATCGCTCTCCTGAACGACCAGGAGTCATTGTTCAGACAATTCCTATTGGTGGTCAAATTCGTATTTCGCCAAATGGGCAGCATGTTGATCTTAGTACACCGGAAATTGATGCTATTATTGAACAGCATCGAGCATACGGGATTGTTCCTATTGATGATATTGATAGGCTGCGTGGTCCTTTTGACGGAATTTGTTATTCTATTGGTAAGCAAATACCAGTAGAAAAATTGCGTCGGGCGATGGTAAAGAAAGACGATACGTTGAAAGATTTTGGCCAGAAGATGCGTCAAGAAGCTGCACTTGCAGTTAATTCACAAATAGAAGAGCAAGTTGGGGCTCCTTTACGCGAATTGGAAATGAGTTTTCAGGAAGAAGAACCTAAGTCAGGCTATGCGGATGAACTTGATCATTTGGCAGAAGGAGTTCGTGTTTCTCGCGATGCTGTGATACCAATGGGTAAACGTGGACGTAAATGAACGCAGTTCTTCAACTTGTTCCTAAAACTATTCCACCTATGGGGTTGCCTCCAGGCGACCCGACTTTTGCCGGGTTTCAGTGGTTTGTTCAGCATATAATGGCTGTGCCTTCAGGCTCTATGCCTGATAATACGTGGCTCCAAGTCGCTTATGATGAAGCTTTAAATCTAGTTTATTATGGAATACAGACTGTTCCAAGTCAGCCTACTACTCCTTCTCTTTATGCGTTTGCAGTCTATAATCTCGGTTGTGCTCTTTTACTTGAATTTGCCCAGGATGACCCTAATGCTACTCCTCCTGGTACTTTTTGGACAGATTTACGGACTAAGTTAGGTATTAATTCTGCTACATATGGGATGGTAAATTCTGCTGCTGACCAAGGCACATCGGAATCTATGTACATTCCTGAAGTAATTAAGGGAATGACTTTGTTAGATCTTCAGCTAATGAAATCACCTTGGGGTCGCATGTTCCTTATGATTTCTGGCGAGTGGGGCACGATCTGGGGTCTGACATGAAGTTAATGCTCGGCTTCGAAAGCTTTCCCTATCCGGCTAGGTACAGTGCTGGTTCACCATTGACTGCTTCTGTGAAAAAACGTAAGCCGAAGATATTGTCTCGTGCTCAACAATCATATGGTCAGGGAAAAACGACAAGTGACATCGCTAATGAATTAGAGACTAAGTATGGCATCGTGGAAGCATTTTATGAATTGGAAGAAGATAATATTATAGAAATGTTGGAAGATGCTTTTGGAGAAGATATTGAAGAAGTTATGACGATGGAAGAGCCAAAAACTGGTATTGCTACTGAAGAAACAGATAAAATTGAAAAAAGATTTCGTACAAGATTGAATAGAGAAGAGCTGCATACCAGAGGAAATGTTCCGACATTAGCTGCACAAAGAGGCATTTCGCATTTACGGCAGCATCCTTATGCAAAGGGAGCTACATCACGCCCGAGCTTCGTAGACACAGGGTTATATCAACGTAGCTTTAGAGCATGGGTGGAGAACTAGAATGCTCGGTCAAATCCTGTTGGTATTTGCGTTCGTGTTTGCAGTAATCGCGTCATTATTTGTGACTAACATTGCGCGACCGCCACTTGCTGTTCACTTTGGATGGTTGGCTGTTGCGTTCTGGCTTCTGGCTGTGCTGCTTGGTGGATTTGGAGTAAAGTGATGGCGATACTAATACCATGTTCACCGGTTAATAGACCGGGTGGTCCTCAAGGTAAGGGAAGACCATTGCCGAAGAAGCCTTTACCAAAATCTCCAGGTGCTTGTTCAAGTCCGTCCTTAGGTCGTAGATAGTGGCATCAGTACTAGATGCATTAAACTCTAAACCTCCGCTTGGCGCTGCCCTTGAGGCAGGAGTACGTACTCTATCTGCAGATCAAGTTCTAGCTTTTTCTTTGTACCGTAAATTTATTTTTCCTTTAGATGGCATGAATTATTGGATTAAGGTTCCATCAAGCACTGGTCTTGTTACGACAGCAGGTATCATAGCTACACCGGGATTGGTGACTGCAACGAGCAGAGCAGGAGAGGCAATTCAAGTTTCGCCAGGAGGTCCACTTGCCTCGTTCATTGAGGGCGGCACTATCTATAATCCGCTTAGTGCTAGTGACCAAGGACTTGCTGCCGCTGAGCCCTTATTTGTGGATTTTACTGGCCCTGCATATTCGCATGTGGCAGGAAGTACAATCGAATTGGAACCAGGGGACAGTATAGACATTCCTGAAGATTGTACGAATGGAGCATGGGTTTGTGCAGCGAGTGGTGGTCATCAATTTACGTGTGTATTGCAGAAATCTAATCCCTCTGTGGAAATGGCAACCGATGTTGAAGTAAGTGGTTCATTTCATTATGCTTCGACAACTCTACAGGAAGAAGATTCTACTGTTGATTCTAATGAAGTGATATTTACTTCCCTTTCAGAAATTCAGCATTTTAATCAAATTGGTCCTGATTATCTGTATATCTGTCATTATCGTAATATGACGTTTGCTTTTGATTCTAGGGCTCGGTTGTACGAACAAGCTGACCTTTATCATTACCGTGGTCATGCACTGAAAAGTAAACACGGAACTCAAATTATTGATGATCCTTCTACATTTAATCCTACATTGGTGGTGTCGAGTTCACTTCCTATTTGGCTCTATATGCAAATCTATGTTCCGCCGTATCCAGGATTTACGTGCCCATTTGTTTTATATCCTTCTTTCTTAGTGGATGATAACTTACCTCCACCCTTTGGTGCTGTTCATTGTGAAGAAACTAAAGCATTGGAGATGAATTCATATCTCGGACCGACTTTACAGTCTAGTCAGTTGTGTCGGGAAAAAGTAAGAATTCATACTTATGGTGTTGATAATGCGACGGTTATTACATTTCTTAATTTCGTGGCACAGTATTCGCGTGATTGGATGTATTTGGGGTTATCTAGTAGTCCAGCAGTTCTTGATCAAAAAGATGTACAACCAGAATTTAAGACTTTGGCACAAAAGAAACTTATTGAATTTGATATCAACTATAATCAGGCTGTGAGCCGAAATTTGGCTCGCCAGTTAATCGAACATGCAAGGGTTCAGTTTATTCCACAGTGGTTAACAGGAGGCTAAGATGCCGCAGAATAACGTTTTGCCTGATTGGCGCGCAACCTATCCGCTCGATGCTCCGGTCCAGAAACCGGGTGGTGTGACGGTGTTGACCACGGCTACTGCTCCCCGTGTTCCAAATAAGCCAACCTATGCGGCTGGAACGATCCAAATAGCTGAGGTAGAAGAAGCTTCTGAAAGCGCGCCTGCTGAAGAAGCACTGGCTGAAGAACTACCGGCTGAAGATCCGGCTGAGTAAGTCTTTATTCTTGCAAAAGGAACGTGATCCATGGCAATCCAGACTCAGTTTAGTACGGATCCCAATGCGATTGTAACGGTGCACGTTTCAATCATTGAGGCTCCAACCCCTATCAACTATCAGCGAACCGGAGCTTTTGTGTCATTTGGTGCGACAACTTTGCCACCAGGTGATACGGAACTCTTAACACAATTGTCAGATCTAACGCTGCCTGAGTCGGCAATGATTATATTGACCACTGTGTGGTCCTCAGGTCATGTCACAGTAACTATTGACCAAACTATTCCTGGGGTTAGTGTGGGCGATACTGTGACCATTGTAATAAGTCAAACAGTTCCTACTGCATACAATGGAACATTTACGGCTAACATTATCTCCGCTAATGGATTGACATATCCCTTGGCGACTAACCCTGGTCCAGTGACTCAAGAGGGAATTGCATCATTTCCTTCAATGCTGCAACTTCCACTGAATCTTAGTGCTTTGACATGGGCAACAAATGTTGTAACAGCGACGACGTCAACGCCTATTCCTGGAGCAGCGATTGGAGATGTCATCAGCTTAGTAATTTCTGGGGCGACACCTGCGTCATACAATGGTTTGGCATCATGTACGGTGACAGGTGCAAGCGCATTCTCATATCCATTGACTACGAATCCTGGAACTGCAACCGTGATGGGTATAGCCACATGGCACAACACCATCGAACTTCAGCAGATGGCTACAACCTATTTCGGTCAAGGAAATATGATTGGACCGTGGGTTCTGGAACTTGGGTACCAGAATTCTATTAACAATAAAGTCACTGCTTTGGAAAACTGGCTTGCTCAGAATCCATTGACAATCTATGGGTTCTTAATGCCGCGTGAGTTTGGTTCAGATGTAAATGCGCTTCCAGTATGGACAGGATATCCTGCACCATATCCGCCTCCGACTTCGTTTATGGGGATGTTGAAACAATATCAAGCTCCAGAAAAAATGGAGTATTTCTGGGTCACGGTTACTCAACAGACTATGCGAACCTTGGATCCCACTTACAAGGATGTCTTCAAACTTGTTGAGGCTCCGGTACTAAATGATCCATTGGCAGTTCCACCCGGTAGCACTTCTGGGTATTCTAATACAATCGACCCGGAAGGTGAGTTTACGCTCGCTGCGCTTTTCTACAATGCGCTGGCTTATCGGCCATCGAATACGAACCGTATTTCACCCATGGCATTCAAGTATGTCTATGGGGTTACGGAGTATCCACAGCGGAACAATGGGCCATTGCTCGTTAGCTTCAAATCAACGTATACGAACTACATCACCACTGGTGCTGAAGGCGGTATCAGTTTCACTATGGTCTACGAAGGTGTGACTGCTGATGGCCATGACTACTTCAATTGGTGGTATACGATTGATTGGGTTCAGATTGAGATCAATTTGAATCTCAGCAATGCAATCATCAACGGGTCTAATAACCCATTGGCTCCGCTTTATTACAACCAGGATGGCATCAACTATCTGCAAACAGTGCTCTATCATACGATGGTGAGCGCCAGCACGTTCGGCATGGTTTTGGGTAAGATTGTAATGTCCACATATGATGGTCCAGATCTTACTAATTCCATCAACGGTGGTGAATTTGCAGGTGAGTGTGACGTGAATGCTGTCCCGTTCCTTAACTACACGTTGGCGAATCCAGGGGATTATAAGATTGGAGAGTATGATGGACTTTCCACTCTGTTTATCCCTTCACGCGGATTTATCCATATCCTCGTGAATGTTGTGGCCACGGATCTTGTTTCCATCTAGGAGGTAACCCATGGCTTTCACATTTGTTCCTCCTGGAGTCCTAAACCGACTCCGGGCTTCGGTAGTATTTTCGGATTTTCCTGAACTCAATGTCACAAGCAACTTTCTGACAACAGAAGGTATTCGCTTGGCGTTGGAAGGAAATGCGACTGATTTACTACCGGCTATGGTCAGCTTGGTCAGTAGTCCGGCACCATATCTTGCGGCATCTATAACGATGTCGATTGTTCGAAGTTCATCACTGGCTAATCTTTACAAACTCCAGTTTGAGGATACAACCCTCATGGGGATTGCAACGATTTGGCCAGATACAGACGTTATTCCTGTGTTTGCTATCAATAACGTTGCTCTTGAAAGCATTCGTGAGATGGCGTTTGCAGGAATGGAAGCGGCTATGGTTGTCACGGCTAGAGGATATTATAACGTAAATACTGGATTCTTTGGAACCTAATGGAGGCGTAGAGTATGGCTATCAAAATTAATCGTAAGCTCAATCTTGTCTTGACTCTTGAGACAGATGATGGGAATATATATATTCATTCAACCCCAATTAGTAGGGTGGCGTTCGAGGATAATTTCCTGACTATCTCTCGAACATTTAATGCTATCTATGCAAATTCACTTGGTCCAATAGCAGGGCCACGTGTCGCTGCTCTTATGCTAAAGCAAGAAGCTACTGCTCTTGGTGTATGGGAAAAAACGCAACAATCTCTCATGTCAGAAATGTACCGGTTGACTAGTATAATTCTACCTGGAGAAAATGGTTGGGAGACTATGCCATTTGATATTGCTAGAAAACGTGGAATAATTGATGAATATACAGTTGGGGAGGTTGAAAATACGCTCGTATATTTTATGTGCAGCTCAGCCATTCATCAAAAGGAGGAGATGGAAATGGCTCGGCAAGGTTTGAGTTCACTTTGGGGAGCGCAAATAATCTCCTCGAATGCTACGGAATTTATGAGTTCCTTGCCGATATCGATTCAGGAAGAGAATACTGGCGAGAATCAGACGGTAGTGAATCAATAGTACAAGCTTATTTTTCGTGGATGATAACTGAAGGGTTTAAAGTTATTTTTGATCAGTATGAATTAGCTTGGCCTCACAATGATAGACTCCAATGGCAACAGCGATATATGATCGCTATGTGGAAGCAATAGATGCCTGAAGTCAAAATAGGCATTCCGTCAGAGTTTTTTGATTCCGTAAAGAAATTTACGGGTAAGATAGAGGAATGTGTTAAACTATCGAGTAAAGTTCAGGCTTCTTTATCACGAGCTCAGGCTGCTGCCGGACAGGCACAACAGAAACAGCAACAAGTCCGACAGCCTGTGATGTTTGCAGGTATGAATTTTGCGTCTGTATTTTCACGCTTTCAGAGTGCACTTAATCGATTTGAAAATATAATATTGATGTCTAATGAAAAAATGTTTCGGACTATTAGTCCATCGGGTCGTGGATTTATTCAGCAATTAAGTAGATTTACTGAGTTTATGGATGTTAGTGGTCTTATAGAGTCTTCTGCACTAATATCACGATTTGCACGAATTGGGGCATTTTTTGGAGGACCAGTGGGATTTGCAGTTGGTGTTGTGGCGTCACTTGGGGTTATATTCTTAAAATGGGTCTGGAATAAGATACAACAATTTTATGATTTTATGTATAGAGATGAATTGAAATCTTTATCTTCTAGAGCTTCTGTTGGCGGCATTCGTGCCATTAGAACCTATTTAAGTGAAATACCTGGTACTTCTGAATTAATCGACACTATTGGTAGATTGCGCCAAGACCCTTATTCCGAACAAGCAAGACTTCTATATAAATTTTTCCAAATAAAACAAACTGCTGATACTACACAAATGACTATGGAATTACTTGTGAAGGCTCAAGCATATATTAAATCACTACCTCAGAATTATGAATCAATAGTTAGCCCTCTTTTACTTTCTGTTTTTAGTCAGCAACAGATTGTTGTTTTGCGGGAGATGAGTGAAGAGCGACTTACGGAACAGATTGGTAAAGCTAAAAGAGCTCGACCAGGATTGCAACCTCGCCCCGGTACTCAGCAAACTTGGTTAACTCTAGGACGCCATGTTCAAACCGCAGCAGATTCGATAGTCACTAAACTTGGGGAATGGCTTGCTCGTTCTGGTTTTGTCGCAGTATTAACAAGATGGGTTAATAATACTTCAAAAGAGGTTGCGGCTATATCTGACTTTATTGTTTGGGCTCGAACAAGTAATGTTTCAAAAAGCTTTCCTAATACGATGAAAAAGATTTGGGAGTATCTTGTAGACACCTCTATTCAACAAAGTAAGGAGGTTTTCAAAAACCTAAAGAAAACATGGGAAGGCTTATTCAGTATAATAAAGAAATTCCTCGGTGTAATCCAAACAGTAATCAATACATTACTGGATATTGTTGGGCCTTCTACGGCTCAAGCCCATGGATTTTTGGATGCACCTGCACCATCAGTTGGGTATGGAGCTCCAGGAGCTCCAGGAACGGGTGGTCCGTTTAGGACTCCTGGTGCACATAGAACTCCTGCATTGGCTCCTCTAGGACCAAAAGCTCCTGGTGTGACCCGTGGTCCAAGAGAAACAACAGGACCCGTAACGACTACTGCACCATCAGGTCCTGGTCCATTTAAATCGAATGTTCCGCGTGGTGCTCCTACTGCTCAGCAGCCTCGAGGAACAATGCCGAAAGGAGGAATTAGGCGCTACACTGGTCCGGGTCACCCTCGTATTCATGAAGCGCCGGCAGTTCCTTCACAAGGACCTACTCCAAGCGCTCCACAAGGGCCTGCTGGATCAACAACTACTGAAAGAGAAGCTTATGCTATTAGATATTTTGAGAGCAAAGGATGGAGCCATGAGGCAGCTCTTGGGTTTGTTACCTCTTTGAGAGGTGAAACTTCATCTCTAAATATTAATCAAGTTCATGATCATGGAAATGGGTATGGAATTGCTGGATGGGATCGAACGAGACAAGATAATTTTAGAAGACTATTTGGCCATGATATGAGACAAAGTACATTAGATGAACAACTTGAATTCTATCATATGGAACTTTCAGGTAAGGGCGATCCGGGAATGAAAAGAGCGGGGGATTATGCAAGGCAATCTGGAGCCACTGCTGGTCAGGTTTCAGAGACTGTTACTCGGCTTGGGGAGCGCCCTCGTAATGCTCCTGCAAAGGCACGTGAACGTGGGTCAGATCCTTGGATAAATGATACTAGAAGAAGGAATGATGCTTATAGAAGATCTCATCCTGATGGTGCTCCGCCTCCACCTCCACCTGCTCAACAACCTGCTCAGGCTCCTATTCAACAAGATCCTCAACGTGGTAACAGAGGGTTACCACCGCTATCACCACAAACACAACAACAGCCTAATCCTGCAACAACACAGAGACCAAATGCTGCAACCCAATATCCTACTGGAGGTACAGGGCTTGTGGATCCAGTTACAGCATCTGGAATAGGTGGCGGAGTTGTAGGTACAGGACGTGCTACTCGTGCTCAAGGTGGCCATCAAGGAATCGATCTTTTAGCTCCGGCTAATTCACCAATCTATGCGGCAGGTGGTGGCGTTATTGAAAGCCATCATGCAAATGCTACTAATCAAGGTGATGCAGTCACTATTATTAAATTAGATGATGGTCGCCGAGTTGTTTATATGCATCATCATCTTGATCCTAATCTAAAAGCCGGGGCAAGAGTTGAAGCAGGTCAGCAAATTGGAAGAAGCGGTGTCGCAAATAACACCCCACATCTTCATTATGAAATATGGGAAGGACCACGCTTGCGTTCAAGAAATATTACTATGGGTTATCCTTGGAATAAAAAGAACCTTCCGGTAGGCGGGCGTCCGGTAGGTGACACTTCACGAACTCCTTCAACAGCTCAACAACCTACTGCTCCACAAGCTCCAGCAACGACTTGGCCGTGGCCTGGAACTCAACCTGCTCAACCTGCTCGACCTGTTCAACCTGCACAGCCTAGTGCTCCTGCTGCTCAACCTCAACCTGGCTCTAGTGCTCCTGTTCTTGCTCCTCATCCTAGTTCTCCCGAAGCTACATCACAAACTTATACTGGTGATACGCAAGAAGTAACTGAAGCTAGAGCATATCTTCTTAGCACTATGCATGAACGTGGTGGTACTGTTCAGGCCCAAGGAGATGCTAATGCAATAGCTAGATTGCATCCAGAGTTTGCTTTGCGTTTAGCCAGAGGAATTAAAGATCTTCGAGCTCAGGGATATCCCGACGCTGGTCTTAATTCTGCATACAGAACCGGCTCTGGTCCTACTGGAACTGGGAGTAAATTTGACAGAGCAGGTGAATCATTCCATTCGCTTGGTGCTGCTGTAGATATAGGTGGAATAGGTGGTGCAGGATCAAAACAGACTGCCAAAGCTCACCAAATTTTGGCTGGTGAAGGAGTAGTAGGCCCTTATGGACCAAATAATAGGAGTGAATACAATCATTTTCAATTAGTTCCTGGAAGACATGTGCACGAACTACCAACTGCTGATACTAGAGTAGTACAACAGCTTGCTGGAAATCGTTTGCCAACTGATCAAGAGTTACATGAAAAACTCTGGCCAATGACAGGAGTCCCATTTCCTACTGGTTCCTCTGTTCCTTCTACTAATCAACAACCAACGGCTTCTCCTACTACTACTTCAACTCCTCAAGGTGGGACTACGTGGGCATGGCCAGGAACACAACCCGCTGTTCCAGGAGCTCCTGCGGCTGGTCCAGCAGCGGGTATAGGCGGCAATAGAGATGTAACCTATACTCCTACTCCTGTTGTTCGTGATGCTGCCGGCCGTGTTCACCCGGCTGCTCGTGCACCTAATCCTGATTATGCTCAAAATGGTATTGGTACTCTTTCTACGCTTAGACAAGAGCGGTCACAATTTACGCAAGAGTTACAAGATCCAGAAACCCGGCGTCTCCTTGCAGCTTCAACCGAAGCTGAAGTTAGTGGTCAGGGGACTGAGGCCGAACATGTTTATATTGAATCCGTTTTAAATCGCGCTGCATCACGTCACACGACTATTGCAAATACGTTGCGAAATAGGGGTTATTATCCGCCAACTACTATTAATAAACTCAATCGTTCTGTTCCGGCTGATAGGCAGGCTCGTATTGATAATTTGACTACTCAGGTTATGTCAGGATCGAACGTTGGCGATTTTACAACTGGAAATGAAAGTGGTACTGTTCGATCGGGTAATGCTCCGATTACACGTGATTTTGGCCCACGTCGTGAACGCTTTATACAAGAAAATGATGATCGTGATTGGGTAAGACATCAACAGGAAGCAGCAGCACAAGCTCCACAACAACCTGTACAGCCTACACAACCTCAAGCTGGTCAGCCAGGAACTGCCGGGGCTCAACCTTCAACTGTTCAACCAACTCCTACTGCTACAGATGTATTTACACGAAGATGGCCTCAGGATACAACACGAGCGATTATCATACCTCCTGGTGCTCCTGCTCCTGCGGGTGCTCCTGGACCATCAGTACAGAAACCTACACCGGCTCCTGCTGCTTCAACCGCAGGTGATACTATCGTATTCATGCATGGTTTGACGCCCCATTATGGGAAAGGTGCACAATCGATTGCAGGCGTTGAAGAAAGTATGCGACAGTACGCAGCTTCAAAAGGTAAGAAACTCGAAATTCTTCCAGCTTATGGTCAGGATAAACGAAAGCAAATTGTTCAGTTAAATCAGAGATTAGCTCAGGGTGGCGTTTCTGAGGTTGTTGGATTTTCTCAGGGTGGATTTAATATTAAGAATTCAGGGGCACAAAAGAATTTTCCTAATATTCAATATACGATTATAGGTGCTGATTCAGCTACTGATGGTCGGGATAAAAATTTCCCAGGTGTTGACCATATGGATCTGCCGGGTGAATTGGCAAAGCGTGCAGAAGCTGAAAAACAGCCTGCGCCTCCTAGTACTCCGTCTTCAGTCACAGACACCAAACCAGTTACTTCACCGAATACTTGGCAATTCCCTGATCAGAAAACAATGCCGCCAGATATTCAGCAGAAACCTTCGGAACCAAAACCATCTTCCTCATATGATCCTTATAAGCACTATAATCCAACGACATTGTTGGGAATGAAACAGAATCCAAGAGTACAAGATGTAAGTGATGAATTTTTTAAGAATCATCCAGAATTAGGTGGTAGAGGAAGTATTTATGGTCATACAGAGTGGAATCAGAAGGAGGGTAGATACGTTATTACATTAGATTATGCTTTTATGAAGAAAAGGAATATACCTCCAGAACAAATATTAAAGCATGAGTTAGGGCATGTTGGAAGTGATACTATAATGACAGAAAGAACAGGTAGGCGTCAATCTAAAGATGATGATGTAGAAGAAATAAGGCAAAGATTATCTGATGATGAGATGCTAAAAGCGTTACCTTCTTTAGCTATGCATTCTAAAAAATATCGAACTGAAAGAGCAGAAGTCAATACATTTCTTGACATTTATAAAGAGCACCCCGAAAGACTTAAGGGAGTTGCGGGGCATCATCAAGAAGGTAGCCATTACAAAGAAGGCGAGGAATTTAAAAAAGATATTGATAAAGCAGCAAAGGAAAAATTATCTGGCGATAAGAAGTCCAGCGGTAAATTAGATACTAAGAGCGGGGCTGATGAAAAGAGTAAAATCAAAGTTGATGATAATCAAACTCCGGTTAAACCAAAAGATGAACACGCTGACCTTGGCGGTAGTTTGAAGGGTGGATTGAAAGTTGATAATCGTACTGACTACGTTGCAACCGTGGATACTGCATGAGATTCTATGATATTACCGCAGGTGGCTGGCACTGGACTTCGCATCCAGGTGGGCAGCACGACCCTGGTGCTCTGCAAATTGAAATGATGGTTGAATTGTATGGTACACCAGATCCTACTCCTAATTCGACAATAGAGATTCATGGTGTGCCTTGGGATTATATCAAGTACACGAATACATTAATTGATACGCAATGTACAGTATTCGGTGGAATGGCTCCTGGATTGCTGTTAGCAACTTTTCAAGCTCGTAATCCTAGATTTCTTGGTACTGGAAAGATCATAAGAGCTTGGGGGAATTGGATTGGTACCAATATGTCGATTGGTATGCAACTCATGATGGCGGGGACAGATCAAGCAAGTGGAGGTGGTGGAGGTGGGAGTGGTGGAGGTGGGGGTGGTGATGGAGGTGGAGGTGCTGGTGGTCAATCAGTTCAATCTGCTCAAAATATTAGGTTTAATCGTACAGGACCAAGATCTATTTTCCAAAATCCCAGTGTAAGTGCACTGGATTCTACACAACCACCTTTAGCAGATATTTCTTTGCAAGCGATTGCAGATGCGCTAGCTGGTAAGGCAGCGATACCTAATATCATTGGTAGTGAGATACCAAATCAAGTTGCGGGTGGATTTCCTGGTTTAACAAATCCATTGAATTTGTCTTGGAACTTACAACCTAATCAACCATTTCAATCAGCTATTTCAGAAACATTGAGTAGGGCATTACCTGGAGTTCCGTTAAGGATAGCTGTCTCACCGAATTTAAAATTGGCCTATCAAGATGCAGCAATGTACCAGAACCTGGAGCAGTTTATAGGTCATCTGCGTGATTTAAGTCAATCTGTATTGGGTGCTGTTCAAGGAAAACAAAACTATCCTGGTATACGTGCATCTTCTGATGGTCGTTCATTAGATGTTTGGGATGCTACATCACAGTTCGGTTCAATATACATAGATCCGTTAGATCTTATTGGTCAGCCTACATGGGTGAATCGTTTACAAATTCAGATTAAAATAGTTATGCGTGGAGAGATAAGACCGAATGATACTGTTGTATTGCCAGATACATTAGCAACTGTGGAGCAAGGCGCAATTTGGCCTGGAACTGCAACAACTCCACAAAGACGCAATTTATCACTTTCTGGGAGTTTCACTGTAGTGACTGTGCGTCATATTGGTGATTTCCGTAATCCAGATGGAAATAATTGGTGTACGTTGATAGACGCGTGGCCAAAAGATTTAATCGTTGGTTTGGAACCGATTACATTGAGTGATGTACAGCAGGCACTTCAAAGTGAGGCACTTGGACTTGCCCTTCAATCAGTAGTAAAAAATATGACACCACAATCTCAAAGCAGGCTAATGCAACGGCGAGTTAGAAACTATGGCTAAAACTGTTAATCTATCTATTAATGTAGACGACCAAAAGTTTCAAGACTTTATGAAGGATTTTAATTCCTTCTCTGATCGAATTAAAGATTTGTTAAATCAGTTTAAAACGTTGCAATCAACTGTTCAGCAGCAAACTCAACAGGCTAATATCGTTATCCAGAGCTTAAGTAATATTCTGGCCAGTTCTGAAAAAGTTCAAAAGACGGTAACTAGAATTACTACGAATATTGGGAAGTGGGCCACTATGATTGGTGGCATTAGTATGATGCTTGGAACAGGAGTTGGGCTATTTGGTCTTGATAGATTGACAAATGCGGTTGTCCAACGTCGTCGTCAACAGTTATTATTGGGTGGTGGAACTGGTGAAAACCAAGCAATCCAAAGAGCAGCGGGTATTGCTGCTGATGATCCTAAATCTTTAATCGAAAACCTCCGGCTTCAATTAGCAAGACCGGAAGGTAAGCTTGGAATGATGTCATTAGTAAGCGCTACAGGAGGGGGATTAACTACTGCTCAAATTGATAAATTAACACCACAGAAGGCTTTTGATGAGGTAATAAAAAGACTTCCTGCTTTTGGCGCACAATTTAGAGGAAGAGAACAATGGGCTGCAGAATCAAGGGGAATAAGTGGTCTAGGACTTGATCCAAAATTTATGCAGAGGCTTATGGGTGAAGGAGGTCTGGAAGCATCTCAACAAATACGAAAACAGATGGCGAATGCTGCTCCTGATATGGATCCAAAAGCGCAGACAGCTTGGGACGATTTAAGGAATGCATGGCAAAACTTAAAAGATAATTTTATCACTAAAATGGGTGAGGCTTTAGTTCCGGTTGCCAAACGTCTTACGGAATTTGCTGATACTTTAACCTGGATTGTTAATCATATAGGCGAGCTAAAGAAGCTTTTTGATCCTAAATGGTGGGCTGAATCATACCAGGCATTAAAAGAATTTAGTCATGAGAAATTTCAAGAAATTTTTGATTATCTTTCAAAACTATTTAAAGATAATCTTAGCCAGCCATTGGAAACGTTAAAAGGATGGTTTGATGCTCTTGGGGAAAAGATGAGCACTGTTGTTTCTCTTATTGGTAACTTAATCAGAAAAGTTCTTGGATGGATGGGTTTGGGTGGAGGTGGAGGTGGCGACGGGAAAACTGGTGGTGTAAGTAATCTTCCTGGTGATTCAACTAGTTCTTCAGCAGCGAATGCCGCTCCATCAACTGATGCTCAATCAACTGCTACTCAATCACCTAATACTCAGACACCAACTACTGGTCCTCCAGATGCTGGAAATCCTCTTACTAGGGGTGGCAATCCGCCTGCCTCTGCTGGATGGACTCCTCCTGCTGTTGGTACGCCTCCTGCTGGTGGATGGAATAGTGTTACAGGAGGGGCTCTTACCAATCAATTTGGGGTTACTCCTGGGGCGGGTGCTTCATCATTTAGTCAAAGGTTTGGTGGAGTAACAGGTGGGAATACAAACCTGTTTGGTGGCTCACATATAGGATCTCAAGGATTTCCTGGCGTGTTTGGTGTTCAACCTGGAGCAATGAATTCTTCGAATATGTCACTCAGTCAGCGAACTGGTGGTGGATTTAATAATGTGAGTCTGGCTGGAGGAAGATTTGGTGCGGGTGGTGGAGGTGGCGCGGGTGGAGCAGGTGGAGCAGGCGGCCTTGGAGCTGGTGGTTCCGCTTTTGCAATGGGAGGAGCGGGCGGAGGTGGCGTAACTCATATGGCAGCGGCAGCACAACGATCGGTTCCGGGGGAGGGATCACGTGGATTTGCTCTATCTCATATGGCTGTGAATATGTCTGACAATCGACGTATGGGAGGGAAAGGTGGTCCTTTGGATGTTAGTAATTGGCAATCTACTCGTACAGCTACATTAAGAATCGATAATGTGGCTGGAGCAAATGTTCACACACTAGCGAGTGGGATGGCATAATGCCCGCATCAAATACGCAAGCCCAGTTATCCTTTCAGGTCTGTCCAATCGTCTTAACTGGTGGTATTGCTAGTCAAGTTCCTGGTGGTATTATGCCGATGTTGTCTTATCTCTATGCATCAGGGTCAGCTTTGGAATTGCCATATCTTTCTGGTGACTTAGATGACGCATTTGGTGCATTCAACGTTTTGCCGGGTGGAACGCTTTATTCAGCAACGATTGGTAAATATCCATTTGCAAATCAATGGGTTGCAGCTAATGCAATCATAAATGAACCGTTAACAATTTCTGTTATTATGGATGCTCCTATGCGCAATCCAAAATCTGCTGGAATTGCTGTTTCTAGTGCTTGGGAGATGAAAATAGCCGTGATGGCTGGTTTGCAAGCAGCACTTGCTCGGCATGGTAATGAAGGTGGGACGTATACTGTCATTACTCCTGCTTTTGCTTATGTAGATTTGGTTCTAACTGCTTTAACTGATAATTCTCGTGGTAACAATTCATTGCCGCAAAATGCTTGGCGCTTTGATTTTGAGAAGCCTCTTGTAACAACAGTTGATGCTCAGGGAGCAGTTAGTCAGTTATTACAAAAAATAACGGTTGGGGCAACGACTAATGGACAATTAACTGGACCACAAGTTGGTTCTACTTCGATACAGCCTCCACAATTAAGTACTCCTAAATTGATGGGTTCTGTGGTCGGTGGTTCTCCTCAACCTTTATGGAATCAAATGGGGCCGAATACGAGTAATTATCCAGCGTTACCTTCTCCTGGATCATTTCCATTTACTGGTATCTCATGACTACTGTAGTCCCATTTCTTCCTTCTAATATAAAACCGTTCAGCTTTTCTGCTATATTTGATAATAGTCAATACAACGTAACTGTAACTTGGAATGTTTCTTCACAACGATTTTTCATTAATATTTATGATGTAACTGGAGCGTGGATCCTTACAACTCCGATGGTTCAAAGTCCGCCTGGACGTGATGTAGAATCAGTTTATTATGACCCTTTTATGAATGTAATTCAAATTACATTGGTTGATCCTTCTTTATGGCCTCTTCCATTGTCTCCTGGTGGAATTAATACTAAGCCCGGTACAATGATTGACTATGTCTTACGTGGATTTCAGCCTATTACGTATAATGGGTCGTTTAGAGCATTGCATATAAATGAAACTGTATTCACTTTTCCTATGTCCACTAATCCTGGTCCGCTTGTTATAGCGGGAAGTGTTAATAGAATGTTGAATATGGTTGATACCATATTTCGAACTTCTTCATTAATTTATCGAAGTGGGGCCTTTGAGATAGATCCATGAGGTAGAAAATGGGCCGTTACGAGTCGCATAAAAACCCATTCCAAATGAAAATAGTGCAATGGGCGCAGAACAGAATTAATACTGGAATGCAGCGTCTACCTAAATCTATGCCGTGCCATGTGACTGAAGTAGCACAAGATTTTATCAAGGTGGCATTTGAAACGGCAAATGGGATTTTTACACCACCGATTGTTAAAATTCCGCAGGCGATGTCACAGTACGCACGTGAGCCAACACAGGTCGGTGATAAGGGACATGCTGTTCCAGGCAATTATTATCTTGGTGGTGTTACTGGAATGGCTGGTGGAGGTACTGATTTTTTCCCACGTGGAAATCTAACTACACTTAATTTTAATGGAATCAGCCATACACAAAATCCTAGTCGTAATTATGATCAGCTTACCCATATGGCTGGTCCTGCTGGATGGATAGCAAACGCATTCCAAGGTCAACAAAAAGATCAACAACAACAGCAATCTTCTGTACAACAGACAAGCCCCACTGTTGTCACACGAAATCTTAGAGAGTTACAAACTAATCGTACTCGTATGATGAACATTCAACGTTCTTTAATGAATGCAAGAAATGGAATTCGTGCACCAATGGCTATACCAGTTCCATCACCTCGTAATGGTTCTACGAGTAGTAGCGGTGGTGGAAGCAGTGGAAGTCAGTCTTCTCAACAGGGTCAAACTCAAGATCAAGGAACAAATTTTAATTTTGACAAGAATAATCTCTGTACTATTCAAAGCAAAGATAAAGATCATAATATTACTGTTGATTCAGGATCTCAAAAGATGACACTTAATCTTCCTGTTGGTGAGTGGGGTTATGCGGGTGGTGACGGCAAAAAAGGGAAATATGCACGGATTATGACAGAATCTGGGCCAAGTGTTAACTTTAAAGCAAGGATTGGTTAATGCGAACCTATGGTCGTACTCAAGATGTTTTGAGTGGTGCGAAGAGGTGGTGGATTATTACAACTGATCTAAATGGGTTTAATGATTCGGTATTCTTGACGACACTTGCTCAAGTCTTGAAGTTAAATTTGGGAGAAAGTCCGTTCTTCGCTAATTATGGAATACCAGCACATCAGTCAGTAATGACTCAGGTATTTCCTACTTTCTATATGATACGAACACAGCAACAATTTGCTCCGTATTTCGCTTCGTTAATTCTGACTCCATTGCCAGATGCTGTGGATGAGGATAATAGACCAGCTCCTGCTTATAATATCAGTGTGTTGACGAACTATGGTTCTAGAATAGGTGTGCGAGTTGCTCCAGGTTATCCAACAGAACAACCGATTTAGCCATGGCAGTTCTCCCTCTCATAATGACTCCTCAAGGCTTGCAGCCGCAAGCTCCATCAGATCTACGAGCACAATTGATTGCGCTTGTGACTGCAACTAATCCAGATTATACAGCAAATCTTCCAGGTTCATTAATTGAAGATATTTCCAGTACTGATGTTTTTGCACTTATTGAGAGCGATAGCTTTCTTGTAGATCTTATTAATTCGGTTACTCCTTATGGAGCCAATGCTTTCTTACTTAGTCAGCTTGGTATTCTTTATGGAATAGATCCACAACCTGTTACAAATACGTCTGTTTTCGTAGTCTTTTCTGGACCACCCGGCTATGTCATTGGTCAAGGATTTGTGGTTGGAGATGGGACATATCAGTATATTTGTCAAGATGGTGGGATGATAGGGACTGACGGTATTTCACTTCCTATATATGCTCTGGCAACTCAAAGTGGATCATGGCCAGTAAATCCAAATACCGTAGTTCAGTTGCTAAGTTCTGTTCCTGCAAATATTACTGTTTCTGTTACAAATCCTATTTCTGGTGTGCCTTCAGTTTCTGGTGAGCCTATATCAGTTTTCCGCGAGCGTTGTTTTACGGGTGGTCTTGCAGCCAGTACTGGAATGGCTCGTTATCTTAAGACGATAGTTGGAAATATACCGGGTGTTCAAAATAGACTTATATCTGTTCAACAAAATGGTGATCAATTTGTTGTTATTGTCGGAGGTGGTGATTCTTATCAAGTGGCTTATGCGATTTGGCAGGCTGATTTCTATACTCCCGGACTTGCAGGAGCTACAATTGAGATTGCTGGAATTAGTAATACGAATCCGGCTGTGATTACGACAGCTAGTAATCATAATTTAGTTACAGGAGATCAGGAATTTATTACCGGTATTGTTGGGATGGAACTTATAAATAATCAGACATATCCTATAACAGTTGTCAGTGCTCAAAGTTTTAGTATTCCGGTCGATGCGACCATTATGGGTAAGTATCAAGATGGAGGTGTTGTTACTCCTAATCCAATCAATATGTATGTTACGATTAATGATTATCCTGATACGTTTTTAATTCCATATGTGAATCCACCAATTGAAATGGTCGATGTGGTCCTAACTTGGATAACAAATTCACCCAATTTTGTTTCTCCTACTGCAATTGCTCAAGCCTCAGTACCAAATATTGTTGATTATATTAATTCGCTGCCAGCAGGAACAACTCCTATTAATTTAAATGTGTTAACCCAGGTATTCTTGGAATCTATTTCTACGATTCTTCCTGGTGAGTATGTAATTGATATACAATGGCAGATTTCTGTTGGTGGAGTTGGTGTTTCTCCGGCTGGTGGCACACAGGTTATTTTTGGCGATCGCTATAGTTATTTCTTCACAGAAAATGGTATGATTACTGTGAGTGAAGGATGACGGTTACATTCCTTTCTCCCGGTTTAGTTTCTATTATCTTGAACGGTGGAATACCAGTTCAAGTTGCTACTTCAAATATGACTATTTCTGGTGGGTATATTATTAATCCGCTTGCTCCTATAGATCAAAATATTCATATTGCAGAACCATTGTATGTGAGTGTTGTTAGTCCGGCAAAGACTCAAATTGGACATAGTACAAGTACTGAACTTATGCCTGGAGAAATGTTTATTATTCCTCCAGGAGCTAATGTCTGGGCGAATGCTTTAACTTCTGGACACAGATTTACTGCTGTTGTTATTGCTCCTTATCAAGTACAGTATCCGCCAAGTCCGGTTGCTGGAGATCCTGGTACTGAAACTAGTGCTGTAGGAGGTGCTGGTGGTCCGTTTCCTCCTCCAGGAGTGACAGGTTTAACTGATGTAATTCCGTCTTATTTATATCAAGAGTATTCAGATGATGATGATCTTCAAGCATTTGTTGAATCTCAAAATGAAATGCAGCAAGACTATGTTGATACATTTAATGCTTTGAATTTGCCAATATATCCCGGTCCTGTTGTTTCTGGTAAGTTACTTGATTGGGTTGGACAGGGCGTGTATGGGATGGCTAGACCCGCAATTGGGTCTGGCGTTCCAATACAAGTTGGTCCCCTTAATACTTGGGGATGCAACATGCCCGGAATGTCTATGGCTGTAATAAATGAGTATTTTGAAGGTGCTTTACGTGATACTATTCCAGCAAGTTGTAATGGATTAGCTCAGCTTTCTATTGGTGATGTTGTTATAACAGATGATGACACTTATCGGCGTATTTTAACTTGGCATTTCTATAAAGGTGATGGTAAATATTTCGGTACTCGTTGGCTCAAGCGTCGTGTATGGAGATTCTGTTTTGGTGAAAATGGCTGGTCTACTGAATATACAATAAATCCATTAACTGGTGTGATGGCTTTTATTTCTGATACTGAGCAGATTAGTGTTACTTTAGGAACTAGTCGTAATTGTACAATTCGATTTGTTTTGGGGATAAGAACTATTACCAGTGGAGAAATGCTGAATGTATTTGGATGTAATGGGTTTGGTGTTTCTATTGGAGGACATGTTTCGGGGGAAAATTACGAAAAAGTAATAGCACTGGATGATCTTAAAACTATCTACAAACCTTTACCACCACTTCCGTTTATGAGCATATTCAAGGATTCTGTAGACACTGGCGCTCTTGAACTTCCGTATCAGTACAACTACACTGTTCATATCGGGTAGGAAACCATGGCAATCATTTGGAGTAACAACGCTTCTTCCACGGTTTCGGGAAGCATCACTGCTGTTGCTACGACTGTTCAGTTAGCAGCGGGTACAGGAGCACTGTTTCCTAATCCAACGGGTGGCAACTACTTCTGCTGCACGTTTTATGATCAGGCTACAAAAACACAGACTGAGATTTGTCATTGCACTGCTCGTTCTGGTGATACACTAACGATTGTTCGTGCCCAGGAAGGCACTACGGCTCAGGCTTGGAGCGCTAGCGATATTATTGCTAATCTGGTCACTGCTGGTACTCTTGCAGCATTTGTTCAGTCTGGTGCTGGTCCTGCTAACACTTCGATCGTGTATGTAGGAATAGATACTTCTACTACACCAAATTTGATCATTGCAAATACAATTCCTGTTCCAGCATCATATGCAACGGGGATGTTGTTTAATATTCTG